AAAAAAAAAACTAAACTGGTTTAAGAAGTTTCTTTTGAAAATTCATATCCTAGAAGAATAACCATTCTAATAAATATCATATCAAATGAATAATAGAATGTTAACTGTAGTTGGAATGTTTGTTGTCAGTGTATTCATTGGTAGGCAAATGTTTGCAACTACAGAAGTTATACAGGCACAGCCTGTTATACCCTATATAGTGGAGTTACCTAACTTCCCTAAAGTAATAAAAGAGGAGAAAAAGTCTGTAGATGAGATAGATGTCGAGGTAGACTTATCTACATTAGAAGTATCCGTGAAAGGAACAACAGACGCAAAAGTGAATGTAAAAACTACTGGCGAACCAAAGCCAGTAGTTAAGTGGAAAACTAAAGTAATAGAGAAGACGAATTCAACAGGATATCCGAAAGTAAATGCTATAAGTAAGGTATCTGATGACGAATCACCGGCAACTCCATTAACAATAGTAGATAAATATGAACAATAAAATTATACTTCAACAGATGATACGTCTATCACGTATCATTAAGGACTCAAGAGAAGCAAGAGCTAAATTGAATTCTATTCAAGCTCAAAGTGAATACTTTATAGTAGAAGGTAATCAGTCTACTTTTATTAGAGACCAAGCTAACAGTAGTATAACTAATTGTTTATATGTAGAACAGTACTTACGTTCGTCTGTAAGTAATGCTTGTAAATGTTTGGATGGTTTTGATGCTTCAAAAATGGAACCAATAGACTACATCAGTAGTAGTGATGTAAAAAATAAGTTTGTCGACATATGTCTAGGTAAGAAAGTAGTAGCTTCTATTAATCTTACCACTGGTGAAATAATAAGCATCAATACACCAAAACAAGGATTAACGGCTAAAGATGACAGCCCTACGGTAAAAAGTTAGTGATAATAACCGTATAATAAATACTATAATTATATCACAGTTCGAGAGGAGTAAAACTATAGCGTAAATCACTCCGAGGAAGTCATGCGGTAAGGTATATAATAATACTGGTCGCACCTGTCAGGGAGTTTGGAATCATTTCTCCATAGCCCGAAAAGTTACATGATCCGAGAATATGTTAGCAGCTAAAACTGTGAGATTACTCAAAAGGTAGGATGTTAGCTTATGTAATTGAAAACTACATAAGAGGGGATGAGCGTGTACAATCCTCATTAGGAAGTGAGAACCGTTTGGAGACTTCTAAAGACGCAGTACTAAAGAGAAGACACACTGAGTACTAAACAGTGCAAAGGGAACGAAATCCCTATATCCGTATTAGTTTATCAAAAGCAGAATCAAAAAGGGATATAAACACGATGACGAAATAGGGGCAATACGGCTCCTAACTTATTCCTTTGGAAAGAATAGGTAAAGCCGAGAGGCAAAGGTTAGTTTCACCTTAAGCAAGCAGCCAGCTCATGGAAAAAAAAGAGATTGCAGATAACGCATTACCGGTCTCCAAAATCGGTTAACAAAAGCGCTACTGTGCGTCCAGAAAGGGAAACAGGCTAACTCTAGTGTTCAGTATACATCAGCTGTGATGCAATATGCAATTGTGGATATTGGAACTTGTACTTATGAAGGGAGTAAATTACTAATACTAATGTAAGGATAACCGTGTTATGGTACATACTTATACAAAGTAAGGATATGAAAGCTGGATACGCAATGATCCAAGAATTAAACATGTAAACGTTAAAGCTTGACTGATTATCGTGGAGCAGGAGCCAATCCTGTACGCTATCGTAATTAGCGTGCTGCAAAAGAACTTACGTATAAGGGATGAGGTATATGAGATTGATACCGTCTTTCAAATCTAAGGTGACTCATGAGTTTTGTCGTGTAGATGAGTATAATATATGAGAAATGACGAGACTAAAATATAATAGTCTAAAATGCGAGTATGAGGGCGCTATAACCCTGAACTTAGAAGCGAACACCTTTAGCAAGTGTTATTACGTGGTAATAAGTAAAATTAGGAGACGCAGAGAAAACTCCTTGTAAAAAACGGCAGAGCTTAAGCATTTCAAGATATGCAAATGCCTTTGATTTATTATACTAATTCATACCAGAATTTTGGATAATAAACATCGTTATGGATTAAGGAAGTAAATAGAGTTATTAAAGATGCTTTAGAGTTAGAATCCTAAAACCAGTTTAATAATAATTATAGTATATGATGATATACTTAATGAATCAACTTTACTTACGCTGAATAGAGTCAGCTATGATAAAATGAACTCTAATTGTTTAACTATTTAACTAATTGGGAAGTCCAATGGAACTGTAAACGCTGAGACTACCGTTCGTAAGAGTAGTGTGAGTAGACAGATCACCACCCTGACTGCCAACCGACATTGCTGACTGTTAAGACACTCGTAAAGTACAATGCGCAACATTGTATGTGAGAGAACGCTGAGTCGTTAGTTACCTGTGTTGTTTCTTACACTGTCTCTGTAAGGGCAATAGTACACTTATGATGAAAGTATTCCATAAGCAAACAAGGAGACGATGATAGGTGGAAATCCTAATGTTCGTGCAGTATAAACAAACAAATCCTGGAAATGGTATAGATGGGTCATGCTATAAGCAATGAGTCTATGATTTTAGTAATGTTAGATTAAACAACCGTAATTCTGACGAATTTCGATAATACCGGACATACTCAGTAGGTTCTAAGGAACTGATGATAAAGTGGCTTATATCGCATCTAATCGCGTTATACGCTTACGGTGAGGGGTGCGTTAAGCATCGAAGGAATTGAATCTTAACCGTCGAAACGGGACGTTAAAACAAAAAAATATCAGAAATTATCAGAAGTAACTCACAGAGTATTTCTCATAAATTTTCAATTTATCATTTTATGCTTAGTAGATTATGTGATTGAATTCACCTATTCCAATTTTGAATAGCTATTAAATAATCGAACGGTGGAGAGATTTTATCAATTTTTTGTATAACTATGTTCGTATTGGTATATCAAGTACGGACTCAAAAAGGAACATTTTTATGGAAAATAACATTAATGGAGCTAACATTCCGGGTTTAGCAGCTCAAATTTTAGCTCGCTATCGGCAAACAGCCCAGAAGTTTGGGCCTTTCTTTGGACAGCAGATATTTACAATCGTAGCACAGACTCCTGACCTTAAGTGGAAAGAAGATGTAGCTACAGGTAAGAATACTTTCCGTCAGGAAGTAAAAGCTTATATTCTCAAGGCTATTGATGTTGAGTCAGTTAGTTTACTTGAGAAGGATGTTGACGGACGCCCGAAAATCATCTTGAACGAGAAGAAGAATGATCCGTCATTAGTCTTTGAGCTTGCTGATCCTGAATTTACTAAAGCGACTCGGCAGAACGTAATTGAGTGTATTGAACGGTTGAGCAAACCAGGCTCTAAGCCTATGTTCTTTACAGCTGAAGAACTTCCTATGTTGAATGACTTAACTAAGTTATCCAACCAGAGTGTGTTGAACTTCTATGAAGAAATGACACGTAAGTGTATGCAGTTAGCTGAAACTGTCCGTGGTTATATGGATATGAATCAGCGTATGCAGGTTGAGTATTTACGGCAGTGCGGTTTAGATAATCAGGAAACTGAAATTCACGTAACTGCTACGATTACTGAAGAAAAATAGTAGAAGCTTATGAACGGCAGACTTTCTTCATTACGTGTAGAACTTCTGCGAATTCTAATATGTTCTGAGCCAGCCATATTGTCTAAAATTCAGATTTGGAATGGAGGACATACAGAAACGCCTAAAAAAGTAAGCATTAGAGAAGATGGACGGGTCTTCCTATTTTACGGAAGTGGGCCATTATGGTGGCAAAGATTATTTAATACTTATGAATCGGTAGGTATTATAGATGCTTCTATTAGTATAGCAGATACAATTACTGGGTCAAATTCGACTCGAAATGAATATGCCTTTGACGAGATTACTAAAAGTATAATTGATGAGGCAAAGAAACGTAAGGATTTCGATTGTATAGTTGATATTTTGTTTGATTGTATGCGGAATTGTTCAGATGGGGAACTACATTCTAAATGGATTAATCAAGAGAATATCAAAAAATATGCAAGAGAAAAAAATGGTATAACCAACGTTGAAGACGTTAACCTTGAAGGGCTTAATGGAATAGTTGGAATTAAGACTGGTGGACGGGTTATTCCTATAGTACTCGGCCAGTTAAGAAAATTTAGAAAATATTGATTTGGATATTATCTTAAAACAACATAATTTCATAGTACTGAATCGGGTACTATTTATAGTAATAACTGCTGAATTGGGCAGTTATTACTACATAGTTCCTTAGCTCAACTGAATAGAGCAACACACTTCTAATGTGTAGGTTATGGGTTTGAATCCCATAGGAACTACTACTGGTAGATGTAGTTTGGTCAAGTATTTAACATTTAAAAACATCAATCAATATGAAATCAATTACATCAATATATTTGCTCGGAGATAAGAATAAAGGTAAAATCGGTCGTATTAAGGAAATTTCTAATGAAATTACTTTCTATTGGAATAAGATTAAAGAAGAAAATGTTATTCCGAAAGAAGCTAAACGTAATTATGACTTAAAATCATTACTTCAGAAGATTGAAGCTCTATCTGAGGAACGTATATTATTAAAACTGTATATGCAGTGTATTAATATGGGTTATAAGAAATTTACTGAATTACCTAAAGATAATAATTATCTTAATATCTTTACTTTATGTGAAAAGACGGAACAGTTGTTTCATTTAAGTAAGATTAAGACTCTTGATCCGAAGCTTAAGCGTTCTAAAGGAAAGAAGAACCTAGATAAAACTGAAGAGCTTACTTCAGCTTATATTGCAGGTCTAAAAAATAAATTACAATTAGAAATTAACAAAATCAATAAAGATATTACAGATTTTAATGAGAAAGCAGAACTCAATATTGAAGCTCCTGCTTTATCATTAGCTGCATAAATATGAAAGAAATTAGAAAAGCAATTTATGTAAGAAAGAAATTTTGGGAGTCTAGTTCAGCTTATGAGAATAGAGTTAATATTCTTATAAACTGGGCTAGTGAGCATCCTGAAAGAGAATTAAGTAGTATAGGTGTAGGTACTAATACTACTACTATATTTTATTGTGAAATGATAGAAGAAAATTCTAATAAGATAAAAGGATTTTCAAGTAAGTAACTTAATTATCAAAATTATGAAAAAAATATTAGCAAAGAAAAATAAGAGAACCGGTATAAAGAATCATAGAAGTAACAAGAATAAGTTTCGTAGAAGCTATAAGGCTTATCAAATAATGACGGTAAGCAAGAAACCGGGACCATCTGGAGTCATTAAATATGGCGAGAATGGGAAAGTAATAGGATTTGCAAAGTGGGCAGGAAATAAGAAGCAGTCTGAATATACTACTAAAGTAGCAAAAGATGCTATGAATGAAAACAAATCTATAAAACAATCTAAAAAAGAATTAATCAAGAATATTCTTATGAAAGTAGGATATGATCCTACAATACGATATACCCGTAAAGAGAAGAAACATTTTACGCGTATAGTTAAGAACAATATGTTCACTAAACCTAAGGGAGTTACGTTAACAACTGAACAAATCAAAGAGAAAATAAAAGCTGATAAACTTGCAAAGAAATCTATGCAAGCTAAATTTGATGAATCAGTACGTAATAATCCTTTAACTCCTAAAAAAGGTAAACAGATGGCTCCTAGTGCCGCAGAACTATCTGTTAAAGAAAAGCCTAACAAAAGAAACTTTCAATATGCTATACAGAGAAAATGCTCTGATAATGATATGAAAGTATATGATTTTGCTACTGGAAACTTTGAAGCATCTACTAGAGATGAAGCAAAGAATAAAGCTGCCAAGTTAGCTAAAAAGTATAAGAAAGATACATCATTTACAGGAGTAACTGTAAAAGATATTGAAGGAGATAATAGTATAACTTATTATAGCCGTAATAAGTTATTAGCAGCATAAAAACATAATATTTCTGTTTCCATAACTTAAACTGGTTTCTCATGTAGCTCAGTGGTAGAGCCGCTACTATGTAGTGTGATTGCGTTGGTTCGAGTCCAACCATGGGATCTAACTTTAAATACTTATAATATGATTATACGAGGAAAAATAGTCTACGTATATGATATTGAGGTATTTCAAAATATCTTTCATTGTTCGGTAAAAAATACAGAAACAAACGACATCTATAAGTTTGAGATATCAGAAAGGAAAAATCAACTAAGAGAATTAGTTAAGTTCTTTAAACAAGTAGATAAATACATTACTTGGGGAGATTATTATACTACAAATATTAACATTCCAGCTAATGTTATATTTTGTGGCTATAATAATTTGCATTATGATAATCCTATAATTAATTATATAATTGAGTATGAGGATAAATTAATGCAATATAATATACCTACTATATGTAGTTCTATATTTAATCTAAGTAAGACTATAACCACTTCAAGTGAAGATAATATAGACGCGTGGAAACATTGGAAGTATCAAATATGGTTTGATACTTTTGATATTCTTACTATGTTATATTCTAATAAGCTTAGAGTAGGTTTAAAGGAAATCCAAGTAACAATGCAATATCCTAATGTACAGGAATTTGTATGTGATTGGACTAAACCACTTCCTTTAGAAGATTTTGACTCTATGATAGATTATAATATCAATGATATTGAATCTACTTCAGAATTACTAAATAGATGTAAGAAAGACGTTGATTTACGAATCGCTATTGAAGATGAATATGGAGTAAGAGTACTCAGTAAAGACGGTGTAAACATTGGAATGAAGATTTTAACTCAGAAATATCTAGAAAAGACAGGTTTAACTTGGCAGGATATTAAAGACTTAAGATCTCCAATGAGCATAATACCATTGAAAGATGTAATATTACCATTTATTAAATACGATAGTCCTATTCTGCAAAGAGTATTAGATGATATGAAAAATCAGATAGTATCTCCAGGTAGAAAAGGATATGAGAATAAGTTTGTATTTAATAATTTACGCTATTCTGTAGGAGTAGGAGGTATTCACTCTGTAAATAGTCCTGAGATTATTATTCCTAGAGATGATGAAATGCTTATAGATATAGATGTAGCTTCACTATATCCAAGTATGCTTATAGAATATGAATTCTATCCTAAACATTTAGGTAAAGAATTTTTAGAAGTATATAAGCAAATTAAAGATGAGCGAATTGAAGCTAAACACAATGGTGATAAAGTAAAGAACGAAACTTTAAAGTTAGCTTTAAATGGTTTATCAGGTAACTTGCAGAATGAACATAATTTCTGTTATGCCCCCGAAGCTGCTATGAAAATTAGAATCAACGGACAGTTACTATTACTTATGTTAGCTGAAAAATTAACTCAAATTGGATGTCGAATCGTCCAAGCAAATACTGACGGTTTATTCGTCTTACTAAAGAAAGATGCATATTCTAAAGTAAACAGTATTTGTAGAGAATGGGAACAGCTTACTAAACTTACCTTAGAAGAAGATCGTTTTAAAGCAATGTATCAATATGCTATTAATGATTATTTTGCTATTACTGAAGATAACAAAGTAAAGGAGAAAGGAATGTTTATCACTACTGTAAAATTAGGTAAAGGATTAACTCCAAAAATTATACCTAAAGCAATAATAAGTTTCTTTAAAGATAGAATATCAGTTGAAGATACAATTAAGAATTGTACAGACATAAGAGATTTTCTAATGTCTGAGAAAACTGGTAAACAATGGCATGTTGAATATATGAACGAAGAGCAACAGAGAACTAATCGTTTCTATGCATCTACTAATGGTGGATACTTATGGAAATGGAAAGATACTGGCCATAAAGAAGGTGAAATTATAACATACACTGAGCCATATGTAGGAGAACATAAATATAAGGCTTCTGCAAGGCAGTATCAGAATATGCTAACAGCATCTGGCGTTACTCTTCTAAATAAGTTTGATGATAAACCAATTGAAGAAAGAAAGATTAATTATAGGTATTACATCATGGAAGCCTATAAGATAATCAGAGATTTGAAACCGTTACAATTGAGCCTATGGGATTAACAGAGGCTTATCAGATATATTTCAGACAAACCATAAGCTTATATAATACATAAGACTATGATTTTAGAAATAGACACTTCTATCTTAGATAGAATACCAACTTTATCTATTAATCAATTAGTATTCCTAACACTTGTATTGAATGATATCAAAACAATCAATCAAGACATTCAGAGACTTCTCAGCCTAGTTAATGAAGAAGAAATACAAGAGTTAGAGACTCAAGGTTTAATTTCTATCCAATATGATAGAGATACCCAAGTCATAAGTAAAACAGAAAAACTAGAAGAACTTCTTAAAGAAGATAAAGCTATGTTTGATATGTTTTATGACCAATTTCCAGTTTACGTTATGAGACCTGATGGAACTAAGGGATTTCTCAGAGCTAACATAAATAAATGTAGAAAAGAATATAATCGCATTATAGGTAAGTCTAAAGCAATGCATGAACACTTACTTAAATGTTTACAGTACGAAATAGAAGATAAAATGCGTACAGGTAAAATAGGTTATATGAAAACTATGTGGAAATGGCTCACTCAACATGAGTGGGAAACTATTGAGGAACAAATGAAAGTAGAAACTCTTAACCAAGATTATTATAATTATGGAGCAGATATCTACTAAAGTACTAACATTTAGACATATATCCTCTGCTACTAATGAAGCAGTAGAATATATCCGTAAGAGAAAGAATCATGAGATTGTTTCTTTACGTACTAGATGGAATAAGTTCAATAAATCCTGTATGGGCGGTATTGAACCTAATACTATATATACCATTGTAGGTATATCTGGTAGTGGCAAAAGTTCATTTGTAAATACACTTGAAAGTGATTTAATAGACTTAAATTCTAATCAGGATGTAGTAGTACTTAATTTTTCATTTGAAATGTTAAGTTCTAGACAAGTAGGTAGAAAATTGAGCAGTAAGTTAAGGCAAACTACTGCTCAGCTATATAGTTCTAGTAGTGATTTAGACAATACACTATTAGAAGAAGTAGAACAAACCTCTCAACAGATAAAATCATATCCGATATATTATGTAGATACACCGGGTACTGTTGCAGATATAGCATCTACCATTGATTACTTTTACGAAAATAAAGCTAAAGGCAAGAAGTTTGTGATTATACTTGATCATACTTTACTTGTTGAAGGTCAAAATCGTGAAAGTGCACTACAAGTGATTTCCGATTTACAGAAACTGTTTATTAGAGTAAAAAAGTTTCCAGATACTACAATAATACAGTTATCACAGATGAATCGTAATATCGAAAATCCTGAAAGAATTAATAATCCATCTATGCATTATCCAATGCGTAGCGATATATCTTCTGCTGATACTATCTTTCATGCATCAGATTACGTTATATGTATTCATAGGCCAGAGCTACTCAATATACAGAGTTATGGACCAAATCGTCTACCAGTAAGAGATAAAGTTTATTTGCATATTCTAAAGAATAGAGATGCAGGTGAATGTTCTATACTTGAGTTTGATAATGACCTTAAATACAATAACTTAATTGAGACTATACGAGAAGATGAACCAGTAAGGAAGATTTCGTTTAGTAATAACAATTAAAAAAGGCTGAAAATTATGAAATCATATACATTTACATTACCGAAAAATACTAAGAGTGCAAAAACATATAAGGAGTCTTTAATGGACCGAGTAATTAACGCTTATCCTTGGATGACTGTAGAAAGTAAGAGTGATTATCCTTCTTGCAGTTATGGCATCGAATATGCTGGTGCAGGTGATATCATTACTTTAGGTTTAAGTAAGACTCATAATATTGGATGGTTGCCGAAGGAATGCGCTAATTGTCCGTTTAAGTGTTGGGGAGATAATGTAATTAATTTCGACTTAGAAACAGAATTCTTCAAGGCTATTAATGCACTTGATATTTATGCAAAGGAACATTGTCCGTTTGATGTTGACTATGACTTTAAAGATGAGTTTGGTACTCCGGTTAAAATCTTTGATAACTTCGTACAGATTGGTTATGAAGTAATTCCTATTGCATTTGGTTCTTTGAACTATTTAAAACCGAAGACAAAGAAAACTATTATCGATATCACGATTAATATTAAGAAACGTGGTTTGTTTTAATTAAAATATCTTATTCCATATTATCAGAAATTATCAGAACTTTATCAGAGGAATACAAAAAAAAATAAAAGCTTTTATGATTGTATTACCAAAAGAGAAAGTAAAAGCTAAAGTAGAAAATCCTAGATTTTTGATTTTATTTGGTAAACCAAAAGCTGGGAAAACTACTTTAGTTGCAGCACTGGATAACAATCTAATTATTGATTTAGAAGGTGGTTCAGAGTTCTTAGAGGCATTAGCTGTTCAAGCTAGATCTGTAAAAGATTTAGGTGATATAGCTAATGCAATAAGAGAGATTAAAAAGGAAACTGGTAAATATCCTTATAAATATATTACTATAGATAATGCTACACGTCTAGAAGAGATGTGTATGAGCTTTGCTATACAGCTTTATAAAGCTACTCCAATGGGTAAAAAGTACGAAGGTACAGATTTAAGAACATTACCTAATGGGTCTGGTTATTTATATATAAGACAGGCTGTAAGAAAAGTTATCGACATGTTCCGTGGATTATGTGATAACTTTATACTTATTGGTCATACTAAAGATAAGTTGATTAATAAGAATGGTGAAGAAATGGCAGAAATGTCTCTTGATTTAGTAGGTGCATTAGCAAATATTATATGTGGCGAAGCAGATGCTGTTGGCTATGTATATAGAAAGAAGAATGAGACACATATCTCATTTGAAGGCGGAGATAATTCCGTTATTGAAGCTAGAGCACCGCATTTAAGAGGAAAGAATATAGTAGTAGCAGAGAGTGATGAAAATAATAACATTACTGCTTATTGGAATAAAGTTTATTTACCTGAATAATTAAAAATAAGATATTATGATATTTAGTACAGAATTAGCAAATGAAGTAAAGTTGTCAGATAATAGTAATAATACTAAGTACTTGGAAGCAGGTATTCATGACAATGTTAAGTTTGTATCCGCAAAGTTTGCAGAGTCTCCTACAGGGAAGAAGTTCATTGAATTTACTTTTGAAAAAGATGGTAAGAGTCTTGTTCATACTGAATGGGAACCAGCTGTTCGTGAAGGCGATACTGAAGAACAGAATCAAAGTAAAGCTACTAACCAGGTAACTCGCATTATGCGTATACTCAAGTGTTTCTATCCTAAGAATGTATTGGCATTCAGTGGCAGTTCTTATAAGGAGTTTGCTAACTGGGTAGTAACAATGCTTAATAGTGCTAATAAAGATATTTTACTTAAAGTAAAGATAGTTTATAATGATAAAGGTTATACTACACTTCCTAGTTATGTCAAGTTTGCCTCTATTGAGCCTATGAATATTCCTATGGGTTTCTATGAAGAAGGTAAGAATGAAAGCATGATTAGAGAAATTACAGGTATTGATCAGTTTACTAAGCCGATTGTTGCAGATAAGGAAGATAAGGAGGTTAATCCTCTTACTACTACTGTAAGTGATCAGCCTAGTGATGATCTACCTTTCTAATTTTGTAGATAATCCTATAAGCAGCTTACGCTAGGCATAATATAGCGATACGTGAGTAGCATGCCGCTATGTGAGATAAGAAGCAATCGACGGTAATACGCCGAATGTAAGGTGTGACGGAGGTATCAAAATTCATAGAATAGGGATAGCATGCACTCACGTTTTTATGATAGTAATGGTTAATTAAGGTTCGATTCCTTAGCTATCACTAAAAATATATCATATGATTTACGATACAACAAAAATAAAAGATAATGTGAGTATTACTTTAGATTGGATATTGTCTAAAGTAACTGAGTATGATATATATGCAGCGTATATTGGTAATTTTAAAGTAGGCATGATATATAATTCGCCATTGAGAAAGGATAAAACTCCTTCTTTTGGATGTTATTATAGTAAGAAGACTAAACAGTTAATGTTTAAGGATCATGGTACTGGAGAATGTGGTAATGTAATTAAATTTGTATCACTATTCACAGGACTAACTAACTATTCAGATATACTTAATGATATAGTTAATAAACTTAAAATTACTAATGATACGAAACTCGTTAGCTCTAAGCAATATATACCGTCAACCGAGACAGTAATTGGTATTGTAAGACAAGACTTTACTCTAACAGATATTAATTACTGGTCTCAGTTTAATATTTCTACTACTACTCTAAAGAAATTTGGAGTAAGTAGTATAAAATATTATCTATGTAACGGAGTTGTAAAGGGTATTTACAAGGATAGTAATCCTATGTATGCTTATAAGGTTTATAATAATTTTAAAATATATAGACCTTTAGCAGATAAATATACAAAGTGGCGTAATAACCTGACTGAGAACGACATTCAGGGGTTTAAACAGTTACCTAAAACTGGAGATACACTCATTATTACAAAGAGTATGAAAGACGTCATGTGTTTATATGAGATGGGTATTCCTGCAATAAGCCCATCATCGGAGTCTACATTTATCCCAGATAAGGCTCTAAACCAGCTTAAGAAGCGTTTTAAACGTATAATTATCTTATTTGATAGAGATACAGCTGGAGTTAAATACCTTCGTAAAATGAGCCTTAAAACAGGCTTAGAAGGAATGTTAGTCCATAAAAAGTTTAAAGCAAAAGATATATCTGATGCAGTTAAGCTTAATGGATTTGAAACTATTAAAAATTGGTTATATGAAGAAATTTATTAAAAAAAATTGGTTTTATATTATCTATTCCATTAGTTTGGTTATTAGTAATATATAATATACCTACTTTCTTATTAGACTATATAATAAACTGGTTACGGTCTACTAGTAATATGGCTAATATAATAAGGTGTTGGAAATTACTCAAATTTGGAGTAATTAGTCTATACAATAATAAAGACGTAACATTAGAAAGTACTATAAAAGCATATAATAAGGATGAATGGATTACATTTAATAGTACAAAAAAAATAAAGGTTAATGAGAAGAAAAAAATAGTTAAATAGTAAAGTACGAAATGCAACTCCAAATGAATATGATGGAATTAAATTTCGTAGTAAACTTGAAACTTATACATATAAAAAGCTGAAAGAGGCAAATATCATGGCAGATTACGAGATGCATCGATATGAGCTACTTCCAGCTTTTACTTTTGATAATAAAAAGTATAGAGCAATGACTTATCTACCTGACTTTGTAGGAGATAACTTTATTATTGAATGCAAAGGATATCCTAATGAAGCCTGGCCTTTAAGAGAGAAACTATTTAGATATTACTTATGTAGTAACAATATACAGGTTGATTTCTATATAGTCCATAATCAAAAGGAGGTAGATGAGTTAATAAAAAAACTAAAGAAATGATACTATTTTATAGTATAATTATATATAAATTAACTAAAACTTTATACCATGAAAATCTGCGCAATAAGTGATATACATGGTCATTTAATTAATATACCAGAATGTGATGTGTTATGTATAGCAGGTGATGTGGTGAATTTACTTGCTCAGAGAGATAACGAAAAATCAGATAAATTCTGGTCTATCACTTTTGTCAATTGGGTAGATAAATTACCGTGTAAAAAGGTAATTGTAGTTCCAGGAAATCATGATATTTATATAGAAAATCTTATCAATGATATTATAAAAGATTTAAGTTGGCAAGATTTTAAGATTAAGATGTCAGCCTTAACTGATAATAAAGTAGTATTTCTTGTTGATGAACTATATGAATATGAAGGAATAACCTTTTATGGAACTCCTTGGATAGCTCCTATACATTGGCAAACATGGGCATTTGAAGATACTCAGAATGAATACGATGAGTATATATGCCCATATGAAAAGATACAAAACTGTGATATACTTATTACTCATGAAAATCCTAATTATAATGAAAAGCTTGAACATTACTGTTTTGGTAAATATAAGCATCATTTCTTTGGACATTGGCATGATGGTATATCATATGGTCATTTAAATCAATATAATTGTAGTATACTAACTGACAGTTATCTTGAAAGAGAAAGACCTAAAATAGTAACTATAGAATTAAGTGAGAATGATAATTGATAAACCGTATTATGAAGACAATACGAGAATATCAAATTCTGCTATTGGTTGGTTCTTAAAGAAAGGACCACGTTTCTATCGAGATATGATAGATGGAAAGGAAGAAGGATTAAAACTTCCTCAACTTGAAAGAGGTACTATGATACATGAATATATATTGCAACCAGAGGATTTCTGGAATGATTATATAATTCTTGATTATGATGTACCTAAAGTAAAGCAACAAAAAGATTTCTGTGAGACTTATGCTAATTCATTAGAGCTCATAGAAGACGATAAAAAGATTGCTGCATACAAATCTGCATACAGTAATTCAAAAAGCTCTGAAATCGTCTTAAAAGAAGCTACAGAGCTATGTAATCGTTATGCTGATTATATTAAAGCATTACAAAGTAAAAAAGATAATCGTAAAGTAATATCTTTTGCTGATTTAAATATGCTTAAAAATATTAAGAATAATATTGATAATCATAAAAAAGCAAAAGAGTTATTAGAAGATATTCCCGGAGTAGAATCTCATAATGAGTTTCATATTAACTGGGAATTACCTATTAATGATTGGATTGCACCTTGTAAGTCTCTACTTGATAGATGCATATTTGATCATATAAATAAGAAGATTACTTTAATTGACTTAAAGACAACTAGTGATATCTATAATTTTAAACATTCTGTAGAAGAGTTTGATTATTATAGACAGATAACTTATTACTTGCTTGCAATTAGTTGGTATATGAAAGATCAAGGAATTGACATTTCAGATTATGATTGTGAAGCATATATTATTGCTATTCAGACAAATAGTAATAATGAAGTGAGAGTTTTTAATATGTTTAACGAATTAGAGTTAGATGATCGTAAGGACCTCATTGTCAAAACTTTAACAGAATTATCATATCATTATCAGACAGGTAATTGGGACCATACTCGTAAATATTACGAAAATGATGGAATTGAAGAACTTAGAACCTAAGACATTAAATGATTTTTTAATTGCAATAGCTATGGATTCATGCGAAGAAGTATTTGAAGTAGATGAAAACATAGTTTGCAATGAAGAAGTTGAACTTTGATAAATATAATAAAGGGTTGCGTTATTATGCAACCCTATTTAAAATAAATCCAATAGTATTCACTTCAGATTTATTTATAGATATTACTATAGATAAAGAGTTTTTAATACTTCAATATAAAACATATCCTAAGTATTATATAGTAAGAAGAATTCAGGAAAATGAATTTTTCTATAATGATATAATAAAAGATGATATAGTTTGCTATAGATTTAGGTTAAAAACTAATGACCAAAAAGCTGATTTCAGTATAATGCAAACTAATGGTACGCAATTTTGTACTAAAGAATTTATATTAAGTATGGCAATACTTTGGAAAGATTATCTAGATAGTTCATTTTATGATACTATATTTTAAGAATTACTCTACACAAAAAAGGCAGGCTTTGTGAAAAGCTTGCCTTTAATTTTTTAATCACCAGTAATCTAAGTATCATAATATCTACGCTTACTTGGAATATCATTTAATTCAATTAGATTTTTGAATGGAGTTATTTTCCATATATTTCTTTCTAATTGAGTTTTTCCTCTATAAGCACCTCTAGTTATCATTTTACCCTATTTACTTTTTTCTCCTCTTATATTTGATAATATCAAATCGTAAGGATAAGAAATTACAGACCCAACGTTATCCAATAATGAGTATAGCGGGGTAGGTGTTTTAATAGTGCTATATATATCTACTAGGTTATACGGAGCAGTAGTTTCAAAAGCAGTTCTAGCCATTACATAAGCAAATAAGTTAAGAAGTATATTTCTCTTATCTTTATCTGCCTCTTCTTTTAGAATATTCCTTATTAAAGGATATAAACACATACACAATGCTGCTTCTATCTTCAACTTCTTAATATTAGTTCTATCTAACTCGCTTGAAAAACCTTTATTAAGAAAAGTCTATTTTAAAACAGTAGTAATAAGGTCTGCTCCTGATTTGTCTTTCCAAGTTTGAGCAAATACTCTAAGTGGAGTTTTAAGTATAGCTTCTACTTCTCTTTGAGTTTGATAATCCCATTGTCTATCCATAGTAAAACTCTATTGAAGAATAATAGGGATATATTGTCTATGCATCATACACATTGCACCAAATACATTAGCGCTCATCTAGGCTTTCTGTAAAGGACTTAATTGACCATCTGCAGAACCGGCTAACTATCTGGCAGCATTACCGATAGTAAACTTAGCTTTATCTACAGCTTGTTGATATTCTGGAGAAATAGCAACTATTTTGCCAGCACTAAACTTAGTTAAAGCTTTAAATGATTTAGCTTTCTTCCATCTCTACTAGGTTTCATCTGTTCTACCATATTTATTATAAAACATTTCGTGATGCATGAATTGTCCATCAATGTATTTATAATCGTACATTACACTATTTAGTATTTGACCTTTTATAAAATAATCAGATACTGAGTATAATCCAAAAGCCCACTACTTCTAAATGACATTTATAAATTTAGGTCTATTAGTATTAGTAAACAAACTATCCATAGTAGAACCAACCTCAAAGTAATCCATATAAGCCATCTATTCGCTCTTATATGTTCTGCTACCAACACTTAAACCGTGTCTAAACAAATCGAATACTACATCTTTAAATGCACTTACTGCATTACCAAAAGTATAATATCTACCGGTCAAAGAATTGACAAGATGAGCATGAGCAGCAGTAAAGAAACCAGTAAACGCACAAGCAAAGTTTAAACCAAGATTTCGTAATGTACCATAACCAGTAATAGTTTTTAACAGTTTGGTTATACTTATCTCTCTGTCTTTAATAGATATAGATAAAGCATTAGTCTTAACATCATATAGATTCATGTTAATAAACTTTTCTGCAAACTTATATATATTAGTATCAGTTCCAAGTTTAGGTTCTTGTTTACCAGTAAATATTCTCTTAATAGAGCCTATTGTACTAGTACCAGTATATTTTCTCTATGCTAAAAATGATTTTATATTCTCTACTTTACCTTTTACTTCATTCTTTTGTTTGAAGTTTTCTGCCATTTTAAAATATTGAATAACAGAACCAACCATATCTGCCGATATAGTTGCAGGATCATCTAACTATTTAGTAAAGTACTGAGGAATAAGAGCTAAAGAAGTACCATCTGGAGACGTAAGTACCTTTTTATTTATACCAACGTCATCACTCTTTACAGTAGCAGCATCTAATAAATAGTTACCTACGGCAGCAAATGGATTAAATCCAGATGCTTTAAGGTGTTTATATAGGCTACCAGATATTTGAGGCAGTCTATACTTATTTAAGTACTCTAAATTGTTTAGTTTACTATTAGATTCGTCCATTGTATCTATTAAAGCCTTTCTAAGTTCAGATAATGCTTTATTAGACATTACTTCATTATACGCTTTACTGTTATCATATATCTACCTCTTAGGTTGATAATATTCGTCATTATCCTATTTATAGTTCTTATTAACAAACGGAGATTCTGATGATAATTCAGATAAATTAGAAGAAGGAATAACTTGTATATACTTACTATCTTTAGGAGCAATCTTTGTGTACCAAGATTTAGGAGCAGTACCAGTAGATGTATTATAAGTATTAGTTAAATAGAATACCTCTGAACTACCAGGAACTTCTTGGTCTTTTGCCAGTGCAGCAGCTTCATCTCTCTTATAAGCTTCAGTAGCTACCACTCTAGCTATCTTACTAAACTCAGTCTTTGATCTCTTTTTTTTAGATGACTTTCTTATGTTGTTCATCTTAACCTCTAACTAATCTAGTAATCTTTTAGTAGAGTTAGGCATTAACTTAGGATTTACTTCACCAGTACGATTATCTCTGAACATATTTAAGATAGCTCTCTTCTACTTATTATATTCAGCATACACTTCTCCATAGTCAGCTCTATCTAAATTAGCTAATTGTTCGTAAAACTCTTCAGTATATACTACTCTAGTATTACGATCCATCCATTTTTTAAATTCATGCTTACTTAGACTGTTTCTTTTTTCTTCAATCAAATCTTGGAATTTCTATTGATTATAATTCTTGTTAAGATTCTTAGATAGTTTGTTATTTAGTTCAGTAAGCTCATCGGCTATTCTTCTTTCTACAGAACCTTCTGGCTTTTCATTACCGTATATATCGTAAATACTAGCTAATTCCTTTTTATCTAATTCATACTGTTGTAGAGTATTCCATTCCTCATCTGTCATAGATTCATAATGAATTACTCCATTATTATCTCTATACTTATTAGATAAAGTTCTTATCTTAGACATTATCATCTCTCTTGCTGAAGCAGCTTCAGGGCTAAGAGAATTCATTAAATCGTAGAATTCATTAGTATATTTACGTTCACAGTGCTCTGATAACCATTTATTAAGTCTTTTATTATACTCTGTTCTAGTAGCTATATTTTCAGGTAATTGAAGAGTCTGATGGTCTACACCAAATTCTTTCTATAACTATTCTTTAAACTATTTTAAATCTTTATAAAATCTACCATAGTTCAAATCTCTAATTATATAACCGGTAGTATTACCATTCTCATCTACTTCAAATAATAACTTCTAATTTCTATTTCCCGCTACCTTTAATAGTTTGTTTAGTTCATTAGCTTTTTGAAACACTACTTCATTTATACTATTTTCAGTATTCTATAGTATATTAAATAAACTCTTGATAGCTTCATCATTGATTCTATCTCCAGAACCTAATACTCTAGTAATGTAGCTGATATCAAAATCTGTCTTTCTAGTATTTTCAGATATATAGTTATATATAGTAGGACTATTTACCTTTATACCTTCCTTTAACATGATTCTCTAAGCATTAACTACTTGCATACGTTTAACTGCATCATAGCTCTAATCTAAAATACTCTTACATAATTGTAGTTCTGTCATTAATTTATTATAATTTACTTCTCCTACAATTTGTTTATAAGTATTCATGTTTACTAAAGAATTATATATATCTTTAGCCTACTCACAGTAAAAAGCAAAATAGTTCTTATTTAATGCTACGAGTTCTTCGTCTGTTAGAGCATCAGCCTAACCTTTATAAGCTTCTACCACTCTGTTACCTACATCTCTAACATCTAACTTTAAGTCTGTAATAAAAGAAGCTATAACATCAAAATCGCTTATAGCAGCATTCTATAGATTAGCAATTTGATACTTAATGTTCTCTATTACTTCCGTTCTTTTAGATATATCAGTAATATCTATACTACGTAATCTAGATTGTAAACCAGATAGTAAGTTCTATCTTATATCAGATAATCTCTTATCTAACTCTTCTTTAGTATCAAAGTTATACTTCTCTGCTTCATGTATGTTTGTTTCAAGCTGTTTAACTTTATTGTTTAATGACTTTTCAAATCTAACGTTAGCAGATTCATTATTATCTTCTAAATCGAAAGATAATAATTTCATTAATATATCTCTAGTACTTTCTGTATTTTTTACATGCTATTTTCCGGTAAGTAAATCAATGATTGCAGACCATACTTCCCTTATCTTACTTATCACTTCTTCAAATAATCCTTTCTATCTAGCATCATCTATTATATTATTTACAAATTCTTCATTAGTAAGAAATTCGGCTATAAATTCATGTTCATCTTTTAAACCATATAATGCACCAGTCCACTTACCTTTTTCAGCATGTATTTCCTAGTATAGTTTTCTATTGAATTCTAATAAGTCTTTTACTTTATTGTATACTTTAATTTCTAAGTCAGTGCCCTCACCATTTTTAACATTTTCAAAAGATCTTGAAGTAAATGCATGAACCATTTCATGTACAATACTTTTTGCATTGTACTCCATATCTGTTTCTTCAAATATCTCTTTACTAATCCATATAGTGTGAGTATTACTACTATACCACATGTAATCCCCATTAGCTAATTGATCTCCTTCCTCTGTTATACCAATATATACATCAGTATCAGAGAATAAATCAAGTATCTAGTATGCTATAGAATCTTTTGGTATATACTGTTTTAAGCGTTCAACTACTTGTCCTGATGTAGTACTCATATGAGGAGAACCATCTGACCAAGTACCGGTAATATCACCTATATTTGAAAAGAAATAAGAAGGCCACCCCTAAGCCGGTATAAACGTTTTAGCTATCTATCTAATAGCTTGATTACGATCTCCGTCAAAACGTCTTAAAAGGTCTGAAAATAGCTCAGACTAAGACCTATCTGGGCCCTAGTCTATAGCATAACCATTATTTTCAGATATGATATAATAAGCAGCATCTTCACTGCCTAACACTCTAGCAACTTCATCAACAGCTGCTTTTACTTCTTTGTTATTTAAATTTAAACACTGCATAATTATTCACATTCTTTTTTACGTTTCTTACCCATTTCAGCAAGATAAGTCATATCTACTACATCTTCAGTAACATCCATGTTGAAAGCTTCATTTGCAATAGAAGAAGTATCTACGTTAGCAAAGGGATCTTCTGTTTCTTGTGAGAATTGTTCTTGCATATCAGAGAATATATTTAACTATTCATTTATGACATCCATAGCTTCAGATCCATCAAATGGATTATCTAGACTAACATTGACAAAATCTGATACATCTGTTTCATCATATACTACATTATCTTCAGATAACGGATCTATATTAAAGGTAGTATCTACTACTTGCGCATCAGATACATCACCTTCTATTTGCTTCTATGTTCCGTTTATTTTTACCTAAATATTATCTGAACTAAGAGGTATAAACTGTTTAGTAAATCTACTTTCATCCTTTAATTTAGGTAATTTAACTCTAGACATTGCAGTTTCTGCTATAACACTATCATCAGTTAATACATTTTCATCAAACGCATTCTAATCAAAAGCTGATATATCCAAACCACCTTTTGCAAATTCATTAACTCTAAATCCATTTTCTTTAATACCTAATTTAGGTATTCTCTTATAGATTAGTTTAGCTCCTCTTTTACTCTTCTTACCTTCATCATTTACATAAGCTATTTCGCCAATTAATTGATATAATTGAATTGAAGTATTATATCCAGAACCATTATTTACAGTTATGAATTCCGCTCTTCTAGTTCTATAGTGAGGAACAGCAAAACTGTCATACATAGTAATAGCTTTACCTCCAATGTTACTTCTAGATTTAGACAATACAATATCATAATCACTACTCTTAGAATGGTCTTCCTATTGTTGTTGGAAAGGATCGTTGCTATTAGGCTTAAGATTGATATTATATTTAGGAACTATATTAGGATCATCCCACATATTTCTAGCTATTGTTAATCTAATAGAAGGAAAACTCATAGATTGAGGATCATCCCCAGTTTGAGCTATAGAACTATATCCAGATATATCTCCTCCATTTTTAAATTGGTCTAATACTTCTTTAATATTAGATACATAACCATTATCAATCTTATATTGAATAGGAACTAAATGGAAGAACGCATTTACTCCTCTTTCATCATAAGAAGTATAATATGCATATTTAACCAAATCTTCTGCAAATTCTCTAACTATATCATCGGTATCTTCAAGTAATTGAGCGAAAGCAGATATTAACTGATTCTCTCTATCATAGTCATTGTTCATTGATGATTCAGATAGAATAATTCTGTCTACATTCTACCCTTCTAAGCCATCTGCTGGATATTCCTATAAATAATTTAATAATTCATTCTTTATAGTTCCATCTTGATTAATAAGATGTGGAAAAGCCTCTTTATTAAGTAACAGATATCTCTTAAGTTTAGTTAATCTAGAACACATAGTATTCTTACCTATAAACATACCTCTAAATTGATCATCAGTCATTTTAAGGAAATCAATGTTAGAAGTAGCTCTAGCTCTAATTATACTATCGATCATTCTATTTATATTCTGAACAAACTTCTTATCACCCTAGTGTTTATAGGATATTAAATCGTTGCCATCTGTGCCTTTGATGATATCTCCTCCTACAATATTACCCATTACTGAATTAAATATATTCTAGTAAGTCCAAGTTGCAGGGAACGTTTGACTCTTAAGAATCTTTCTGGCTATAGTAGTAGCATTATATAACTTCTTACTTAAGAATGTATTACTAAAGTAGTATTTCAAAGCATCGTCTACTTCCTTACCTTTTATTTCAAATACTCCGGAATTATCATATATAAATGTCTAGTATGAATTCACAAAGTTTAACTATAGTGCAAGATTATTACCAAATTTCTTAGTATCAATCTGAGATCTATGTACTAATTCACTAAGTGTTTTAGCATCCATACTTAGTTCTTTATAAGCGTGCAATACAATAATCTATTGATATAAGAATAGTAAATTATCCTGCTTTCTATTCTTTAAAGCGTATATAAGACTAGATTCATCAAATACCTGTGTCTTATCTATTACTTCACTCTTTATTCCAGGGTATGCAGAGTACCCAATTTCTTCAGCTAAACCATTATATTTAGCTTTCCAAGTTTGTTTACTTTCGCCTTCTGGCAGAGCATCTATGGCTTCTTTAAGTAACTTACCATACACATTGTATAATCCAGTAATTATCTAGTTTTCCTATAGATTCTCAGCTCCATATACTCCTTTACTATTGATAACTCTATTGGATAACTCTTTTAATATAGGTTGAGCTAAGAAATAGAAAGTATTCTTACCTTTACCACCTCTAAGTAATAGGTTAGTCATATTATAAGTAACCTGATTAACATTTAAAGCAATAATGTAAGGGTCTTTAGCAACGTCTACATGAGCATTAATCATAGCAGATAACCAGTCAAGAATTCTAAATCCATCTTGACCCTTAATAGCATCTAAATCTCCTAATTGATATACATTACTATGACTGTATATCATATTAAGATGCATTAACTGTGTTAATACATGATTAGTAGAGTTAAGAGCAAATGGAGCAATACCAGCTTTACCACTAGTATATTCTTCTTTTCTAGATTCCTAGAACGAAGGCAATAATTCATAGAAAGGATCTGCTTCTTGTTTACTAGAACTTGATATTAACGGTAATACATCATCTTGTAGCATACCAGTAAGAGTATCAATAGATGCTCTAGTCTCAGCCATATTCTTAGTATCTGATACTACTAATTGATAATTCTGTATTATCATATTCTGCAACGCTTCAGGACTTTGATCGCTTACTTTGTCACTAGTATATTGAACTATATTTCCATCTGTATCATAATTCAGCATAGCAATATACAATTTATCAACGTCGAAGTCAGAACCAGTCATAGCTGTAAATTCATCTGGAACTACTATAGTATCACTGAATCTATCAGGAAGCACATCTACTACTTTAAATGAGAAAGTAGAAGACAAACCCTGAGTAGGGATACGATAGCCAATACCTTGTGGAGTAGAATTAGTGCCAATTATATTATGGTCAGTTAACCATTTCTTCATAGTTCCATAAGAAGTCTAATATTCTTTTGGTACTATATGTCTAAAGAAGTTAGTACTTAGAATAACATCCATACTTCCATCTTTATTTAGGAATCTAAGCTTCTTACCACCATTAAATGCACCATTTAACTCTGATTCTTTCATTCTAGCATCAGTTGCTTTTAAACCAAATGAAGACATCTGAATAGCAGAACCGCCAGGAGTATTAATATCTACTACTTCTTTGTTTATAAATGATATAATTCTACTTTCAATCCACTGTCTACTACTCTGGGCTGCTAATGGAACAAGTATATTTCCGTCCTAATCAAGAGTAAGCCCTTTAACAAACTCATCAGACATACCAGAGCTAACAGCCTAACTAACTAAATAGTCTGATAAAGCCTTATTATTCAGTTTGCCTTTATGGAAGAATCTCTTAATTATTCTCTTATAACCTATATCAGATAACTAATTGATAGCATCCATTGTTTGAGTCTTAATCTGTTGACCAGTCTTAGTAGTGGCTTTATTAGTACCGTACACTCGATCGTCTATAAGATTACCCAAACATATTTTAACAGCCTAAGTACCGAATGAACGGTCAATATGTTCGTGTGGATCTGTGTTCAACTGTAAACGTAAATTACGAATATCTTGAACAAATACAGGTAAATCTCCTTCTTTCTTAGTAAGATTGAAGGATTTTTTATTCAAACCTTCAACATTAAAGTGTTCGTTTTTAGGACCTTCGTAAGCTTCAAATTTAGTTCTACCGCCAACCTTAACCGCAGATTCAAAAGTAACCATATCGATTACTCCTAATTCCTCATTATTCATACGGTCATATAAAACCTTATTATCAGCCTTAGCTATTACTTTGAATAATGGGAACATAGCCATCTTATCGAATACAGGAACATTCAGATTTATATCGTTCTCTCTATGGTCTCCAAAATATACCATCTTTAAAGGTTTAACTACAAGAGCTAAAGTCTTCTGATATAATTCCGGATTATTCATCCATGACTCATCTTCTCCTTCCATTATTTGATAAGCTTCTTCGATAGCGTCACTCCATTGTCCTAACGCTTTCATAATACGTCTATACATAGCAGGACGAATATATACAGCAGCATCAGATTGATTAATATTACCACCTTTGATATCTCCTTTATCGTCTCTTCTGAAATCGTACGGTCTAGCACTAGCATTAGTATAGCTATCTACAAACTCTTTCTAATTTTTAGTAAGAGAATTATAGAAGGCATCTTCTTTCTGTTTAGTAGATAAAGCCTCTATAATTTCATTGTCGCTTAAATTAGGATGAGCTTCGCTGTATAAATCACGTAGAATAGAGTTTCTGAATATACTTTTTAATTCGTCATAATAATCAGAACCAAGCATATTATCAGCAAGATGCATTACTGTTACTTTAGTATCATTCTCAGCCGGATTATCCCAGATAGTTCTAAGATTAGTACCAGTAGATAATACAGAAGACAAACGTTTAATCTTATCAACATCTTTACCAGTTATAACATCAATAGAATCTCCTTGTTCGGTCTTAAATTTAGACTTCTTCCACTTATAATAAGCAGGATCTCCTGTAAAACACTTCTCTACTTCCATGATAGAAATAGCCTAATTAGCTACATGAGAACCAATTACAGAGAATAATATATCTTGATTCTTAAGACCAGATTCTTCAGATGTATACATTGAACTATCTAGTTCTGATTTATAGTAATCGAATATATTACTAGGTATTAACTTATTAACGTATTCGCCATTTGAATATCCAAGTATACCTCTCTTTACAAGAGCTCGCATTTCTCTTTGAGTAGCATGCAGTAACAAATGATTTATTGCAGAGAATATAGGAGCAGAAGGTTCTATAACTTCCTTAGAATTAGGTTTAGATGTACCTAACAACAATACTTTTAAATCTGTTAAATACTTCTGAACCTCTTCTGTAGTACCATATTGTTCTAATCTTGCTAATTCTTGATTGACATTTAAAACATCTTCACCAAGTCTCAGTCTAGTAAAGTATCTGAATCTACCTCCATTTCCAGTATGATCCATCTTACCATTTTTAATCTTACCGTGGTAATTGTCTACTCTTAAAGTAGGATGTTGCGCGATATAGTCTTTTTTCTAGAAATAATCCCATACAGCATTAAACTCATCTAACCAGTAATTAGCGAATATATTAAGAGTACCTTGACTAAATCTTCTTTCTCCTACATAAGTAGAATTTTCAGCTGTTAAATCTTCTCCAATAATAGCTGCATAATTAGCGTCTCCTATATCGATATATTTACTAGTAAGAATATCTTTTACCATTTTGATACCTGATATGCTATACCAAGTCTTTTTGTCAGACATAGTAGGTAATATCATTCTATCGTTAAAAGTAAGAGTAAGCTTAGCAATATAATCCTCAACAGGAGTAATGCCGAAATAATCTCTACTAGATTCATCTATATTCAGTGCTAAGAAAGTATGCAATTTAAATTTGGTATTCTTAGCATTAGCTATCAGACTGTGTGCAGAGAATGGAGTACTTAATATCTATTGTTTCTTACCATTAGCATCTTGATTAATATTACGTATTTGATCTGTCATGTAGTTATTCTCACTAATAGGATAAATCAGTGCACCATCTGCTCCAACAACACTAAATTCTTGAGGAGAAGGATGTACTTTACCATAAGATATTGCCATCACAGCTATCTAGCTATTAGAATTTCTACCAAATGTAAACATTCTATCTAAAGTTCTAGAGTATCCACCACCTGATGTAGATTTTACACCTATATCTTTAGCTTCAGCTAATTTAATCAAAGTAGCTAAAGTACCTTCATTAAATCTCTCTGTTTTACCAGCTCCAGTGCCTTTCCAGAAATTATATAATTTATCAAATTCAGTAGTTCCAATATAGAAGTTATTAAGCATATAATCTAATGCTAAGTTATCCATCGGAATAGATAAAGCATTAAATACATCCAATAAAGTGTCCTTTATTTCCTATATCTTAGTATCATCTACTGGTTTACCTTTCTTTATTCTATCACTTACTATTTTAAAAGTAGAACTTAATTTACCTCTTCTGTCTTTTAAGAATTTAGCAAACTCTGGTTTAATGAAGGGTCTACCACTATCTGTTCTGTCTATAGCATCAGATGCGAAGAACATACCTGACCATCTAGCAGGAAGTCTACCTACTTTACGTAAATTATCACTATCTTCTACAACCCAATTAAATTTACTTAAGCTAGATTGTATTTCACTAGCTGTTTCATCTTCAGACTTACCTCTTGTATTTACTTTAGGATGTTTAGTAGTAATAGTGTCTAACTGTACTTTAGAACTCTTTATAGTTATCTCTAACTAAGTTTTAGTATTGTCAGATATAGGTGCTTCTTCCGAAGTAAGAATATCATATAAAGATTTAAAGAAAGGAATAGTATTACCTAAATTAGCACTTCTATCTATTATATCCTGATACTTATCTATATCCCATAAGTTCTCCATAATCTGATTCCATACAAAATTGAAATCTTCAGTTACAGGAAGTTGGAACATATCATCATGTACAGGAAATAATTCTTTAGTAATAACGCCGGTTTCTTCATCTTCAACAAATTGGTATTCATACTTAGGTATAGAGTAGAAGAACAGTTTAGCTCTAAAGCTAACGTTATCTTTCTTACTTACTTCACCTTGATTCTTATCCCAATTGTTTTCAGATTGTTCACCAGTCTCTACTTTTAATCTAGACTCTTCCTCATTATCTACTTTTTCTACTTCTCTAATTCCTAATTGTTCTATCTTCTTACGAACATATCTAGTAAATATATCTTTGTTATTTACTATATCCTGAGCAATATCTACATATTCGTCAGATATCCAACCAAAGTCTATATTCTACTGTAATCTGTCAAATAACAAAGAAGTATTAAGATTATGAACATCCTCTATGGTTCTAATATTAAATATAGATAACGCTCCACTAGTAAGAAAATTAACAGCATGATAGAATACATCTGGATCAGTTATATGAGGTAATTTAGCTTCTTCTTCCTTTGATAAACCAGGTATATAATAAGATAAACCTTCTGGTTTACGGCTATAGAAATCTTCTAATGCTTGCTTAGAGGCTTTATAATCCTTAAACTAACCATCGTTTATACTCTTGAAAAAAGCTCTGATTATATTTCTGTGAGAATTCCAGAAGTACAAGGTATTATATATCTTCTTAAAGATTCTAATGACATTATATAATAAACCTTTACCGTTTTGATCCTTAGCGTAATTACGGAATTCTTCAGCAAGCGCTTCATCTGCTTCATCTTGAGTAAGATTTCTAGCACTTCTTTTAGATTTAGAATATTCTTGATATAACTTAGTTCTCTATTGTTCACTCAATAGCATTTGAGTTACATAGTGGAATGCTTCGTGATATTCTACACCTGCACCAGATTGTCTAGATAAAGATATACGAGGTATTAATTCGTTAGAAAGTGCATCCATTACTACACTGAACAAACCGTACGCCTCTTCATTAGCTCCAAACTTAATCATTTGGTCTGTTACTAATATCTGATCGCTATCTATACCTAACTTATCAAATAACCATTTCTTAGCAGAATCTTCATTAAACTTACCTCTACCTTTAATAGTTGATTTAAGACCACCTAAGAACTTAATTGGAGTAAGAGTAACTTCTCTTTTACCAGTCTTAGGATTGAGAACAATACCCCATTTAAGGTATTGACTTTCTTTCATTCCATTATCTGGTATACTTAATCCATATTTCTCAAGATTCTCAGGAGTAGCTCTTTCTGCAATTACAACTTTCTTACCACTAGCTGTCTTAGCTTGAGAAGGTTTGCTTACATCTTCTATTACTTTATCTTGAGTATTAACAGTAGGTTTAGGTTTGTCTTGTTGTTTCTATAATTCTTCTCTATTTATTGTAGCATCATCTGCATATATAAATGGAGCATAAAATGCATGTTCACCTAAATCTGTCTTTAATATTCCATTATTAATAGCCCAAGTAATTACTAAAGGAGAATCAGATACTTTTTCAGCCTTACCGTCTTTAAAAGTATAACCTATTTCTTTTAAAGAAAACGTTAAGTCTTTAGAGAATATAGGTATTCTACTGTTTTCATCCTTTACTAGATTAGGAGAACTATTAGCTATAGATACCAATAAGTCTATAAATTCTTGAGGGAATTCAGACATTAATACGTCCTTATCAGTATTCCAGTGTATATTCTATGAAATCTAGAATACTATTCTCCTCTTTTCAAAATCTGTTAAAGTAGCTAAGTTAGTAAATTGCGTACTGAATCTCTTTTCAGTTCTAGGACCATCTTGAGTATATACAGTAGCATCTTCACTATGATACCCGTTAACAAAGAATCTATTACCTTTATCATCAGTATATATACCTAATTGCTTTCTTACTAAGAAATTATATTTAATTCTTTCTACTCCTTCTAAACCATTAGTAAATGTATTGGAACCGCTATTAGCTAACAGAGACAATAAGAAAGAATCAATTATCTTAGCATTAGAACCTCTTACTGATGTTTGACCAGTAATAATATTAAATATTAACTCAGCAGTAGAAGGAGCGACAGGCTTTCCTTGCTCATCTACATTTTGAGTGCCGTCTGCATTGAAGGCTAATTTAACCTGCTCTGGATTGTTTACTCCAGATATTCTATGCAATTCCTCAGATAACATAATAGGCAATGTAGCAGTACCAGAAGGAGTATTCTCAGGTTTAGGTATAAAGTATATTTTACCAGCATAACCTATACCTTGTGTTTCAGTCTTATCTCTAGTAAACATATCATCTATAGAGAAAGGATCAACACCAAATGGGCCCGTACCATATCCAAACTGGATATCTCCACTAGTTATTTGTTCAGACATAGCAATAGCATCTTCTGTTATACCAAAATCACTTACTTCAGTTAGCTTTCTAAACTTTGGTAATCCTGCCTCATCTACTTGATTATCAAGCTGACCGTTACTTATTCTTATTCCTACAGGTTTAACATGCTTCCTAGCAGTTAATGGTAATGTTTTAGTAGTAGAATATTCTGGAGCGTAAGCCTTAATTATCTTAGCTCTCAATTCTCTTAACTTCTATATCTACTCATCTATTTCACCCTAAGTCATTTCCGTATCTCTCATACGGTCATACAGACTCTAATTGATTGCTCTAACAGATGCATTATACAGTTTACCATCCTTCTCTATCATCACGTGAATAGCTAAATTATCTATAGCACTATCAAATGACATGTCATGTTTAAAGGATGTAACTACAAAGTATATATCATCAGCTGTTGATAACCATCCCGGAATAGCTAAATTATCAGCTAATTCTCTACCTGGTCTTCTATCAACTTTACCACCATCTTTACCTACAAACTTTACAGATTTACCAGCTACAGTAATAGGCATAACTTCATCTGTATTAGGCTGGAAGAAGAAAGTATTAGCTATATGTAATCTTCTGAATTTCTTTCTAGCAGCTACCCAACCATTAGTAGACCTATTATAATATGAAGAAGGGCCCTACAATCTGGAATCAAAATCGTATGATTCTTCAAATGCAGATTGTTCTAATATATCTTGGTCATTTACAGGTATTCCGTTTTCAGGATTACCATCAGGCATGTACACTAGCTAATCATTCTAAGCATCATAAAAAATTTCATCAGATTTTGGAGTGTCTTCTACTTCTGTAATATTTACCGGATTCTCTACTTGAGGAGCAATATCTGAAGCTGCAGGAGTATCTTCTACTTCTGTTACTGTAGGCTATTCTGCAGATCCTTCTTCCTCGTCCTGTAGTGATTCCTCAGCAGGAGCAAATTGAGCATCGTCTATTTCCTCCTGTTGTCCCTAAGACTCTTCAGCAGTAGAATCATCTGTTTGCTATTCTTCTGCCTCTTCAGCAATATCTGTAGGTTCTACTGATGTAACTTCTTCAGCTGGATTCTGCATCTATACTTCATCTTCTATATCTTGATTAGTATTAGTAACACCATCCATTTCCACATCAGCTTCCACCTCATCTACACTTACTCTATCTTGTAAAGGAGAGCCTTCTATAGCTTCCTCTAACATATTTAGTTGATCTTCTAGACTACTTATTTCCTATTCAGCTATCTATACATCTGGTATAGTAACCTCCTCTACTTCATCCATAGGAGCAACCTCTGGAGCTTTTGTTTCAGTATTGGGAGTTCCTTGTTCTATATCTGCTAAATTACCAGTATCTTCAGCTATCTCCTCTCTACTTACTTGCTCTTGATCTTTTTTACGCTGTAAATCTTTCTGAATAACAGACATAGCTCTTTTACGCTGTACTAAATCCTAGTCAGCAAGTTTATCATCTTTATTCCATTCTTCATTTACAGAGTTATCATAATCCTATATAATCTAATCAGAAGTTCTAGTCTTACCGTTTATCTTGTCTGCCTACATCTCATTAGTAAGTATTTGCTTCTGCTGTTCTTCGGTAAGATTATTATAAGTAGGTTTATACAATCTAGTATCACCTACATATTTTCCAGTAGTATATGCTAAAGCATGAGCGAATAAATCAGCTCTTGCCCCATCATTAACATACTTACTTATGGTAGCTACAGATAATTGATCTGCAAAAGGAACAGATAATCCAAGATCCATTACCTGTTCTCCTACTTCTTCTCCTAAGAATCGCTGTATAACTGGTTTACGTTCTTCTATTTGAGATTCTACATACTTTATAATACCAGATATACCATCTACATTTACATCTAAATTCTTATCCTCTTTTAGTCTTTGTAAATCCTGTTTTCTTGAATTAAGTTCATCTCTAAGAGTAAGTAAGTCATTGTAATCTTGAACAGCAACCATTCTGCCCATGAATTCATTAGCATACTCTTCTTCAGACAGTACATTTCTTTCACCCAGTAATTGGTCTACGTATTCGGATAATTCCTTTTTACTTCTAGAAGTAATATCAGATGCAGGTAAATCATTAACTATCTGTCTTCTTCTATCACTACGTTTTTTATCATAGCGAGCTAAATAATCAGAATAATGCTGCTTTATTTCTTCTTTTAAATCAGCATCTTCTCTTATTTTCTGAATAACACTTTCTATTTCTCTAGTAGAAGCTTCAGATGCTTCACTAGCATCCTTTAACCTATCTTGAATATATACAGCATTTTTTACTACAGATATAAAGTCGTCATTGTTTATCCCTAGTTCATCAGTTATATTACGTAAAGACTTATTATTAGATAATCTTTCTATGTTATTTACTAATCTTATGTCTTCATCAATCATTTCATTAGTAACACCTTCAGGTTTAAATTTATCCTTAAGAGTTTCTAAATTATTGATTATTCTAGAATAACCTTTTCTTCCATCAGAACTAGCGGCATTCATGAACTGCTCTACCTTATTCTGCTTTTCAGCATTACCATATCCGTCAGCAATATAACCTCTCAGATTACTATCTGTAAGGTATTGAGCAGTAGCACTATATACATCCGGTGAACTAAATACTCCAGACATAAATAATCCAGTAAATCCACCTATATCCATAGATTTACGTAAATCAGCATCACCATTTAGATTCTCATCAGGGTGAATACCATAGTATGCCATATGAGCTTCTCCTGCTAATTTTAATGCATTAGCAGCTCCCTACAATAGACTATAATCTCCAGCATTATCATACTTACCAGTTCTATAGTAATTACTTACTACTCCCTGTTGGCCTTCTTCAGTCTTTTCCATGAAGTAAGAAACACCTAGTTTCTTACCAATATTGGTAAGATTACTTATAGCATTGTATGCTCTAGTTTTACCTCCAGGAGTTTTCCACGCTTTATCTACAGCTCTAGCAATAGTACGATCTATAATACCATCAGCTGCTACATATAAATTATCTTTACGTAATCTGTCAGTTACAGCAGTCTCTAATCTAGATGTTATACCACGATTGCCTACAGCTCTTTTAGCAGCTTTCTGTAAACCAAAGTAGTTCTTCATATATGAACCACCAAACATAAACATACCTTGAGCTAAGTCAGATAACATTAAAGCTTGATTAGTCTATCTAACTACATCTAGACCTTTTTGAGAATCATTTACTAGCTAATTAAAATTAGCGTCGGGAGTAATTATATTCTGTGATAAAGCGTTTTCTAATACTTCATAATCTGTCATTTCAGAAGTATCAAATCCTCTGGCTTTTAGCTACTCATCGGCAGATTGTATTACACTAGGCAAATTAATTCTCATCTAATCTGCGCCTTCTAATACTCTCTACTTAAATGAATCAAATACTTCAGCTTGAGTTTCTGAATTACGAGTATAATTAGTAATCGCAGCTTGTGTGGCTAATTCTGCTGCGCCTATTAACAAAGGAGCGGTACCACCAGAACCTGCTGCCATAGCAGCTTTAGATGCCCATTTAGCGGCCATACTAGTACCAAATTGTCCTAACATAGCCCCAAATTCAGAATAACTAGTACCTAACTCTGGTAATGCATAAATCCAAGATTCTGGATTAAATGCAGATATTTGATTATTCTCTTGTCTTTCTCTGAATTCAGTAGATATCTTACTTGGATTGTATAACCAATTACCATGCTTTAAAGTATGTATCATACTTTGTATTTGCTGATTTTTATCAGCTAAACGAGAACTTACAACCTTTTCAGCATTATTAAGCTGTTCAATCTGCTTTGCTAAATTGCTGCCTTGGTTTTTACTACTCCACATATATTCTATTTGATCTGGAGATAGTTGATGAGTTCTCCCAAAGATTGCATCGTTTATACCGTCATTAGCTAGTAAATGCTTAAAGTTATTACCAGGATTAAGATCACCAATATAATCTTCTGCTAGCCAGTCGAAACTATAGTATTTCCATAAGTCTGTTACAGAACCAAATTTATCAGTACTGAATAATTTACCAGGTCTAGTCTCATAGAATATATCCTGTAAATACGGGTTAGTTCTAGCTAGCTCTTTTAAACCAGGTTGATGATATATGATGTTACCGTTCTAATCTAATTGGTTTACACCATTTTCTATATTCTTAATATTATCTTCTAGTTCAATTATTCTATTCTGAGCTGATTGAATTTGCGTAGGTGTCCAATCTGTTGCAGAATCAATCTATCTTTGTAAATCAATTAATTCTTGTTTACTTGTAAGATAATCTTTAGCTAGATTAATAGAATTTAAATAGTTAGCTTCACCCTCTCTAACTTCATTCTATAATCTACTTAATTTAGATTGATCCTTCTTTTCCATAAAACTACGATATACATCTAAAGCTTTTATGTCTCCAGACTTCTCAGCTTCATCGTACATATAGTCTAGGACAGTGATATTCTTATCCTTATCATCTGCGTCTTCACTAGACTGAAGTAATTCAGGCATACTTCTAGATGTCCACCAATTAGATATTCTACTTTTACTATCTTTTGTAGAATCTTCATTAGTAGTTTTATTATCGTAGTTTATATCGTTCTCTCTATCTTCTAATCTTCTTTGGTAATAATCTGATCTAGAATCGTATGAATACCCATAATCACCTTGTAAGGTATAATTAGGGTATTCACTAGCGATATTATTATCTGTATTTTTACCTAGAGTATAGTTCTATTGTCTACTCATAATATTATATTAAAATAGTCTGTTACTTTCAGATTGAGCTTGCATTACATCTCTAATGTCTTGTCCTATGTTTCTACTCTTAGCATGTAACGCATCATTCTCAACTGCTTCTAAACCGCGTCTGGGTACAACTGTACTTACTGGAATTCTTAAATAAGTGCCTTGTTTAAGAGCGGTATTAATCGAAGTTCTAGTTTCACCATAATCATTTGTAGATTCAGTTACTCTTACCTGATCTTCGTCGAGATTTACCCAATCTCCTTGTACTTCTGCTAGATCTCTAGCTGTATATTTACCTTTATCTATTTCTGATTTAGGAATAAAAATGTATTTATTATGGAATATGTTTGAACCATCTGTAGTAATATTCGGAGTTCCAGCTACTAAGAAATTCTTAAACTGCCCCTTTTCAAAATCATCTTGTAACTTACTACTACTACCAATCTTTCTATCCATTAAATTCTCAGCAAGACGTTTTCTAAGTAAGAACTCAGAAGAAGAATTACCTACTCTCCAACCTTGAGAAGTCATCTTACCCGTCTGAGTTCCTTGAGCAGTTAATACTTCGTTTGCCTCAGCACCTATACCACTACTTAAAGTTCCAATAACATCGTTAATTGCACTATTTAAACTGTTATTAGTTTTAGCACTAAGAGTAAACATATCATTGAGTTTCTTTCTAGCATCTTGAACTGTAGGTGCATCTTTTAAAGCTGAAGCAAAAGTATCTCTTGCTGTTAACTCTAATTGGTCAGTTAGATTAAGTAAACGATTCTGTTGACTTCCTGCGCCTGCTCTTCTAGCTAATGCTACAGCCATTGGATCACGTTCTGCTTGGTCATAAGCAAATTCTCTACCTGCTGTAATAAGTGTTCTATTAAGTTGCTCTTCAGCATCCTGTCTACTAAAACCTTGTCTTTGTAATACTTCTAAATGCTTTTGATATTCTGGAGTATTCTATATACTAGATAAGTTTCTTTGTATTTCATAATCTGTTCTATCAGTAGAAACTCCTTGATGAATCCATCCATCTTTAACTCCCATGAAACTAGCTTTCAGATTATCTACATATGGTCTCACTAAGTCTACTTCAGATTTATAAGCTAAAGGAGCTACGTCATTAAATATTCCACTATCTACTGTGTTATAGTTAGTGAAATCCACATCATGCCAAAGAGGATTATACATTCCTTTTATCATTAATTCCTAATTAGCCTTTTGTCTTGCTAGCATTCCTTCTCTACTTTGCTTTAAATTACTAAGAGTAGCATAATCAAGATTAGCAATACGAGAATTTAATCTAGCTCTAAAGTTAGCATCTTTCATAGCATCTGGATTAGTAGCAGCTTCATCTATTAAATCTCTTATCTTTCCTAAAGAGTTCTCATAGTATCTCTAAGTATCTACAGCAGAAGGAGATTGAAATTCTCCAAACTTACTAACAGTATTAGTAAATTCATTAGCAGCTTGTTCAACAGCTTGTCTTTGTGCCTAACCTATTCTATACAATTCACCAAAATTAATTGGTACATAGGTATTCATTATAGGAGCTTCTGCAGCTCTATCGTATCTATTAGCTTGCATCATTTACCTCCTTTTCTTTTTATTGTACTACGATTAGAATTCATCATAGCTCTGAGATCATCCTCAGTAAAACCAGCTTGTAAGAATCTTTGATACAAAGGCCACATTTCCATATCTCTAGCTTTCTGATTACGCATTAACTCTCTATTCTGAGCCCATTGACTTAACTGACTTAAACCAGTCCTACGTATATTTCTAGCAGTAGCTCTATTCTGAGCATTAGCCATATTCGTAGCATTAACCCATTGCTGTCCTAAACCATTCATAGTATTAGCATAATCACCTAAGTACTGATTGTTAACATTACTTTCTTGAGATCTTAAACTAGCTATAGCTCTGTCAGTATTAACAGCTGACTGTAATCTATAAGCTAAATTAGCTCCAGTACTAGTATTAATCTGACTAGCATTATAATTACTAGTAGCTCTATTACGATTTAAATCTTCAATAGCAGGACTAATATCATATCTACGTCTACGCATCGTATTACTAATACTAGTAGCATAAGGATTATATACTGCATCAACTGTTTCAGGTCTACCAGTAAATAGATTAGACATAATAGGAGTTAAAGAAGCTATCCCTGACAATGCGCTTCCCACTTTATCAAATAATTTATTACGTCTATCTGCTCTAGTTTCTCTATAACTAATATCACTAGGTGTAGCACTAGGAGACTCTACAGTATCATAGTCTGTATCATACACAGATTCTACTGTTGGAGCGTCATACCAAGTAAACGGTAATTCTGGTTTACCTTCATCAATTAATCCTGTATTCATAGAAGTAGAAGTTGCTTTACGTCTACGTGTTGGAGTACTAGTACTTGCTGTAGCTGTAGTTGATGCAGTTGGCACATGATACCATTGATTATTACCAGTTCCCCACTGTACTCCAGCCCCCCATTTACGATTAGGGTTATAGATAGCATCTACTATTCTATCTCCTAAACCAGGTTTAATCTCATCACCTAAAGCAGCTGCTTGTATCTACTTAGTCTTAGGTTTAATACCTTTACTTTGTTTAACAGATGCCTACATAGCAAATAACTAATCATGAATCATATTATTATTCATTTCATTTAGTTTTGCTGCATTCTCTGCAAATCTGTCATTATATTTACTTTTCTTCTTTGCCATCATTTTCTCACCAAGTTGTGCAAATGTTTCTTTTCTACCAGGTACTTTAAGTTTATCACTTAGTACTCTACTACCTTCAGGTAAACTAACTAAATTACTATCAGTAGGTTTGTTATTCTCTGGTACTTTACTTATACTTCCATCGGGAGTCTATATTAATTCACCATCATCTACATACGCTAGAGAAGAGGACATTCCTCCATTAGCCATAGTATCTGTATTCATCCCTATCATATCTTCATATGCTTCACTTTGTAGGTAATTAGTACCTTGTACAGCGGCTCTATTACCATAAGCATTCTTCTTAATTGCTGCTCTTTTCCTACGAAGTTTTCTATTACCGAATGCTCCAATTAGACCACTACCAAGACTACCTTCATCATAATCAGTAAAAGAAGTCATTCTAGCCTCTTCACCGGATCTACCTATTAGCCCTATACCTGCTCCTACTGCAGCACCAATTGGACCAGCAACTTGGAAACCAGTAGCTGCACCACTGGCTATGTCACTTACAGATTGTGCAGCAGCTTGCCCTCCTGTAGTAGCGTTAGATTTCTAAAAAGGAGTAGTTAAAGTATTTAATATATCAGGAGCACTTTCAAGCATGTTATTCCCAATTTCTTTGAATTGAGTTCCAAATGCATATGCTGGTACTTTTGTTTTCTTTTTACTTTTCATATTAAATTAATGAATTTCTGTATGTTGTTGTAATCTATGGTATTTCAAAAGTATGATCTATATCGGAATCTAACTCATAATCGCATATCATATACTTACCTCTTAACCTGGCAGGTAACGATAATGCATCTTCATTCTTATCTGCTCTAGGTATAGGGAATCTAAATGTATCTTCTCTATAATCGGTTATTATATGTTGTTCAGGAGTAATAACATTACCTTCTTCATCAAGTTCTTCTTCAGTATGCTCTCTAATAGCTTCTTGATGTTTGGTACTGAATTTCATATAATCTATGATATCGTCCTTAATAGACTCTTGATTACCATCTCTAAACTCTCCTTGTAATCTAACATTATCAAATACTTTAGTATAAGGAGCATTCTTATTAATAACTATTTCTAATTTAGCTTTTCTATCTAAAGGAGTTAACCCTATTACTCCAGTATCATGTATAGTATGCAATTCATTGTCTTTTATTGCTACTACTCTATCAGAAATAGGTAACGACCATTTAGGATTAAATGTATAGAAAGATGTAAATCTACCTAACTACTCATTAAATACTAGTGGTTTATTTAGTACATTAAACCATACCTCATTATACTTCTTATCAAATAAGGACATAGCTTTAGCCCTATCTTCTTTAATGTTTTTATTAAAGTAAGATTGTACCTGCTTTTCTTTAGATAACTAACTTACTTGACCTGTATAAGAACATATTTCGTTCTTATCATAATCGTACCAATAAAGCACATTATCTGAATTAATTATACTCTTGTCATTCTTAATAGACGAACCATTAGTAGTAGTTACGTAGTCGAATCTGCTTAATATACCACCAGTACCTAATACTAGTTGATTTACATTATCGTCAGTAATAAGTGATCTTTCATTGACAGAAGCTACTCCTACTCCAGTATCTTGGAAATAGAATAGTCTATCTTTGAATACTTTTAGATTGGTTATGTCTCCCCACTGATTATCTACATCTAAGTAATCAGCTACTTTGAATTTAGACCACTAATCTATTACTTCATTATTAGTCTTAGCCTATGAAGTTAATATTCTATTAGTATATCTTACATCTTTATCGGCATACATAGAATTAGGTACATACAATTTACCAGTATTCTATGCAGAATAAACAGAATTATATACAAAGTAAGGAAGATCTTGTACATGTATGTCCTACATCTAAGTAGGCTCTAACTGCAACCAAGAATCTGCAAAATTTGAACTAGTTACTGTTCTATGAATCTGATCTCCGTGGAATAAATTCATATTAATAGAACTTTCAAATGGTATATAAGCTCCTATATAATTCTTCATTCCGTCCCATTCTTTAGCGTCAGGTAATTGGAATAGCATAGTATTAGGATAATCTAATAAGCTTAGATAAGTATCTCCTCCAAATACATACTTGCTGTCGTGCGCTGCTATACTTATGTATACAGAATTCTGTCTAGATGAGAATGTGTTACCACCATATATAGAATTACCATCACGTTTAACATTAAATACAGGAATAGCATTAGTAGAATCAAAAGGATGAAGTTCTGGATATTTACTAGTAGGTACGCTATTAAATCCAGAGAATACATTCTATAATTCTGGTACATGGGCTATAATACACGGACCAGCTGGGCCTTGTAATGATTGATTATCATTATGAATAAAATCGGACATAGAGTAGTTAGTATAAGTTCTATTACCTACATTTATTCTTTTAGCTACTACATCTGGAGCTCCATACATATTATAATCTATATTGGGTGGGTATTTAGCATCTTCAATATACGATGTAGATTGAGATTGTCCAAATGTTGGAACGAAATATTTAGCTATTGATGCTCCACGGTATACCTTATTACCTCTACTATCTTGATAAGGGAATCCCACAGCCAGTACGTTAAGACCCCATCTACTACCATAACCTACATATGGCACAGTATCTTGCTGTAATACTCTACCATCTATCTGAGTAACGTAATCCGCTGCAGCAAATATACTACGGCTTACACTATTACCAATAGTATTACCATTTACATAGTTATCTTTAAAATCATCAAACTTACTGTCGTTTACCTTACCACCTACAAATGGAGAATAGTATGAACCTATACCATCTAAGTATACACTTCCTTCAAACAGTTTAGTTGCATCATCACCCTGTACACATATTTCTGGAGATACTAAACGTATATAATCATTTACTCTCATAGTAAGAGAGAAGTGACCGATATCTTCCGCTGTACCTGTTGATATTGCTAATTGTTCACCAATCAAACTACAGAAGAAAGGAGTAGGTCTCATCTCCAAACTACTATCTAATTCAGATCCCTATCCTACATATTTATCCTGCTCTTGAATTCTATACTCATATACGTAACTACCTACTGTTTGCATAACTACAGTCCTATCACGTTCAGTTCTATCACAACGAACTATCTCGTAACTCACTGCACCTACAGGCATCTTCTTTACTTTGAATTCTACGCCCAAAGCATTACCTATAAGAGTATTGTTCTCATATCTAAACGGAGGCATTTGAGAAGCATGAGGCATTCTAATATCCCCTATCCAGAGTACAGGAGAAGCTACCGATTTATCATTGTAGAATATTATACCAAATCTATATATCTCATCTCTTTGGTAACCTCTATAATTAGCTGCTATATATGGATCAGCATAGTTAGGTACATATGAATTATCCTATTGTTCCTTAGTAGGTTGTACTATCTCGGGCATCTTGTCAGTGCCTCTATTAATGTATCTAGTATTATTTCTAACAGCAGATACATTCATACTACAGGATTGATCTAATCTAAACTTATCTTGTTTATTACTTAAATTTATATCTGTAGTTATGAATGAATATTCTATATTAATACCATAACCACCTAATTCACCTTCCTTATTATATATATATACATTCTAGGAATTAGATGCATCCTTTGTATACTTTGTGTTATTAAAAGGATTTATACAGTCGTGAGTAATAGGAATGCGTTTTATAGCTTCATCATCTGTTATAGATAGACGAATGTTATTACTATCTAAACTAGATAATAACTACACGCTTCCTTCTGAATTAGCTCTATATGCTCTAGCATCATAGTCATTACCATCTTCATCTTCTGGTATCCAAGTATTCTCTGTTACATTAGCAGCGAATAGTCTGTTTTGCATCTTAGCAAGAGTCTACGCTATAAACTAATAACCAGTCATAGCATTAAATTCATCTATGGATATATCGCTCAATGTAGAGCCATAGTCTACATACTGAATATTTGTTTGACCATCTGGAATATCTATTTCATCTACTATACTAATAACAGGAGTAGAGTTATTCTGTTCATAAAATAGGCGTATTACTCTTAACTTATTGAAGTCCTAAAGAGATAGCTCAGTAGATAACATTACTGATTTGTTAGATGATTTATTCAAGCCAGTACCTTTATATTCAGAACTACCTTGGCTAGTTACACTATTTGTTAAGTGAATTAGCTCGCTCATTGGAGAAGTAACAGTTTCAGTGCCATGCACATTAAATAATTGATAACAATACGTTACCATTCCAGCTTTAAGGTTACCTTCGGATAACCAACGGAATTTAAACGGCAATAAACTTACTACTGGAGTTATTTCTAATGAACCAGGATTGATTATATTCCCATTCTCATCTATAAGATTAGAATTGTCTATATACTTATTACTCATTATGTTAACAATCTTAATAGGACTGTTTCCATCAGTAAAGTATATCTTTATATTAGTATCTGATTCATAGTTACCTACAATACTTAGTGTAGGATTTTTAGATAAATCTTCACATAATCCTAAAGCTCCTTTACATACTAACTTGATTTGAGGCATGTTGGTATCGAACCCCATTAATCTGTATATCTTATTAATGTTATCAGATGTTTTAGTTATTACTACTGCAATATCATTTATAGTAGTAGTACCTATTATCGTCTCATCTTTAGGTATAATAGTATCGTATCTTCTAGGGTTCTCTATACTTTGTAATACTCCTGTAGTTCCTCCATCATTAGTGATAACACGAACATCCTCAGCATATCTATACTGAGTATCCGGTATCAAATTTACGTCCTAGTCCATATTAAGACCTTGCGTAAATGTATTAACTTGTGCAGTATTACTTATCATATCAATCTTAATGCGCTATCTTGGTTATATAATATCTGTTCTTCGCCACTAGTACTGAAGAAAGTATCGTGATCATTCATCTCTGGGTATAGTTTGTGCCAGGTATTCTTTATCGATTCTATTTCATCTGGTCCTGGAGACATTGCTTCAGCATAGGCCTATTTGCGATAAAAATTCCAACTATTTCTCATATCATAGTAATCTTGTTGGCTTATCTATCCTTTTAATTTAAGGGGATAAAAGTGTTTAACTCCCAGATACCATAATAAAGCCTCCTTATAAGACTCTAAATCCGGTATCATTGGCATACTATCTTCATCTGTATATATAGCATAATAAGATATCTTAATATATCCCCTAGGTACATTAGTCATTATATAACCTGGCTTAGTCATATACTGTAAATCATAACTATACATAGTACCATCTTTATGCCCCATTCTGTTACCTAGATATCTACCGTTTGCTGTAGGCACCGTATTCTGGTTTATTAATGCACTTAATGTTTCTCTAAGGTTATTATCCTCATTTAACTTGTCTAATGCTTCTCTATCATTAGTAAGATTAAACATATTCTTAACCAATGGAAACATAGCTGCATCCTGTATCAACATACAAGCTTTACTACAGCATTGATTATCGTGAGATACACCAAAACTTGATGTAGCTTTTCTCATAGGTAACCAACCACCATTACAGCAGTATGAGTACGCTACCTAATCTAATTTGTATAAATCACAAGGCAATGATACTTGGTGGCATTCTATTGGAAGTACTTCTACTTTATGTTCAAACTACTGTATAGCTCCAATCTTAAGCATTCCCTCGAGTAACCACTCCTTCCAATCTGATATTCTTATCTAGTCCTCCTATAAATTGAAATCTGCAATAGCCTTTGCTATTACAGTTTTAGAGGATATCATTCTGTTGTTTATCATAATTCTATATAGTCTCTTATACGATTTTTAATTATTTTACAGAGGTCCCTCTTATTATCTCTTGAAGCTATAAACTAATACTTAGTTTTATTAGTAAGTAGACTATCTTTCTTTGACCAAAAGAAACGGTATTTCCATCCATTACTGTGTTCATTAAGTAAATAAATCGGCTTGCCTAATTCTTTTGTAGCTTTCCAGTCCCATCTAAGACTCTTACCTGTAAATTCTTTTGGTTGATGTTTGATGATTTGTAAAGTACCTAATCTACATGGAAACTTAAACTCTTTACAGTTGTACATTACTTCGTCTCTAATGTACTAAAAGTAGTCATTAATAATGTTCTTATATGTCTATAAGTCAATATCATATGGTGTATTAGGTTCTATGTACTATTTATAGCTTTCATAGAAATCAGTAGTAGTATAACTCTTTCTCTAATATTTCATACATCAATTATTTATCACTAACTCTGTTCTATGTATCATCATGCGAATCATTAGTATCATCACTAGGCATAGTAATCATAAAACGTAATTCTCTTTCTAATATCATTTGTGTAATAGTCGGTATCATTGCAGATGGTATAGGAAATTCACTATCTGGATCAAAACAAGCATTGAGTTCTGTAGGATCTTCAGCTATTACATCTACGCTGATATACTCTAGCTGATTAGAATCACCATCTACGTATATTCTGTTATTCTTAACCCATGCAATATAATCTTTACATGTAGCCTTTCTATACTTCTATAATTTAGCTTTAGTACGACTACCTATCTAAATTATATTACCAAACATATCACGTACATTTATTACTCCAGGTCTATAGTTAAAGTCTATTAACTTAGGGAGCTCTTTATCTCCTACATAAGTAAAGTAACCTGGTACAGTTTCTTCACGGTCTAAATGGATAGGTTCTATAGTAGTAAGATACATGTCGTTTATATCTCTGTCTTTATCTATGTCTTGCTTTATTAACATAGCCCTGTAACCTATAATCCACTTTTCAATTTGTATTCTACTTAAATGCTCAGACTCTGCAATATTATTATTACGAGCAATAAGTAGAATGTTATCTACAAGCTAATTGAGTGTCATAATATATTATGTTTTAATAACGTTATAAGCCATATAACGCATTTTAAGGCTGTTATAGGCACTTTCTATTATTAGTAATACAATCCTTTAATTCAAGTAATAGCGGTCTTAAAAAGGCTTAAAATAAAAAAGGTTGATCTTATTGACCAACCTTATCCATAGCATTCTTCATATCCTAAGGGAGCATTTCCTTCATAGGTGGTGGAACCATCTAATTAGCTTTCCTTATTATATTCTTCAACTCACTAACTTCTTTCTATAGTTTTAATATTTTATCATTCTCTCTAGCTGGTTCATTATCTACTCCCAGCTTATCTAATAATACTTGGCACTTAGCCATTTCTTCATCGCATTTAGCTATTGCCTCTTTCCTCTACTTATACGTATTATATTGATTACGTACTATATTTATAATTTCTTGTTTATCAGTAGATATAGTAAGACCTATAGAATTATCTGTTATAACTGATTTATTCTCAGGTATAGTAAACTTCTTAGTCTCTCCATTACACTATATAGTTATATCTACTACTTTCTTTCTGGGTTGATTAGGCATAGGGAACTATCCTGGTGGTAGTGGCTCATCATATATTGAACTTACTTGAGTAACAGAACCCTCATTATACTCAGTAGTTTTCTTGAATGTACCAACTACTTCTATTATATATACCTTGTCACCTATATTTAATTGATTGAATAACATAATAAGTTAGTTTTATAAGGGCTCAATTAAGAGCCCTTTTGTTTATTATTACGCACCTGGTGCGGTTATATTTGCAGGATAAGCATTCACTAACTAATAGACATTATTACATTTATTATAATATATTAAATATCTAAAGTTTAGTTGTAGGTCACCTGCTTGTACATCTTCTTGTAGAGCGTTGCGAAGCATAGATTGATTATTATTTTCACTGTTACCATCTGATAAACCTACTGGTAATGAAGCGCTAGCTTCAGCAGAAGACTGTCTTACATCCAGAAAGAACAATCCTTCGTTTGGTAAACTTCTATACTCTTGATAATTAACGTCATATCTTACTTCAGTAGAAGTAGCTACTACCCCAGTAGTTTTAAGTACTGGAATTCCAGATATAGTATTTAATCTTCTACGACGCCTTCCAAATAAAAATGGACCCCAAAATGGGAATAACGGTTGTACATTATAGAAAGGATACATAATTACCTCCTTTCTTTATTAGCAACCACAACCACAACCATTGTTATAACCTACTCCATTAAAGGCTGCATCACCAGCATAAGCTCCCATAGCAGCAGCTCTAAATATTTCAGGATTATAGCATGACAATTGCGGATAAGGAACGCTTACTGTATTAGGTAATTTACATTTAATACCATCCACATCTGACTGTAAAGAGTTCAGTTTAGTTACAATCGGAGCAGTAGCAGAGCTAATCATATTACCAAAAGTAGCTGTCTGATGTTCTTGACTTAACTGAGTAAGCAGTGTAGAGTTTCTCTCACGTAAACTGTCAATCTTATCAAGTAATGCCTGATTCTGCATAGCATCTAACTTAGCAATTATAGATTGAGTATTAGCAGCGCCACTATCGCGAAGAGCTAAAGTATTACTGTTCATAGTATTAACTAAGTTGTTAGTCTGATTGCATACAGACAGCTGGTTTTCATAACCCATCTTAGTAATATTGTTATTTACAGCATCAATAGATCTCTGAGTAGTGCAACAGCAATTAGCTAACTCAGAAGCAAGAGATGCATTACCTGAAGTAATAGCATTGATTACTTCACAGCTAGACAATTTAGTATCACAAGAAATCTGACTTACACCAGAATTGATAGTATTAAGAGCTGTCTGAACAGCATTAATATCACAATTCAAAGTATTAGACAGTGAGCTTATAGCTTCCTTATTGCCATTAATAGCTTGCATTAACAGGTTGGTGTTAGCGTCATTATTCAGCTGAGAAGCTAAACGACTTGCGTCATTACCTCCACGACCGAAACCGTTACCACCAAAACCACCCCAGCAGAAGAAGATCAAAATAATCCAAATCCACCACCAACCGCCGTTTCCACCGAAACCACCGTTGTTCATCATAGCCATCAAAGCAGCCGGATCCATACCTTTATTAGCGTTTTGCATTAAAGCAGCAAGACCAGCATCAATACCACGATCCTGCACAATAATTCTATCTTCTAACATAATTGATTTAATTTAAAAATTGATTTTTATTAATATCTAACGTAGCGAACTGCTTTGCCACGTCCATATTCTGAGTAAGGTTCATACTCTTTTTCTCTTTCGAGCATGTGTTCGTAATCATCGTCATAATCTCTAGCTCTGCTAGTAGAATATACTCTACGACCACCACGCATCATGCCACCTCTTCTGCCACCTCTACGGAATAAGCCTATGCGTTCAAACTCGTCATCATCGTCATCTTCGTATTTATCACGCTTTTCAACTTCTTCCTCATAGCATTCCATTTCAGCTTGTCTGATCTTATCACACATAACGTAAATATAGTAGTACCACATCTTACCTTCATCAATGTCTTTATCATTGATCCAAGCCTTTGCTAATTCAACAAAATGCTTAGTGCTGTTAGAATTAGTCATACTTATAATTACTTTATAGTAGTCAGAATAAACCATGTTGAGTGCTACGAACCAATCATAACGGTTAAATCTGCTACCCAGATTTATTCCGTATTGGCTAGCTAATGCGGTAGTTTCTTCTACAGACCAATGTAGTCCACGAGTACCGTCCTCATTTTCCATTTTACTTACAGCTTTACGGGCATGTTCCTCATTGAAGTGAGGACCGTGTTCTGCTTCGTAAGCCTTTACACGAAATATTCTATGCATATTATTATTGATTAATATTATTGAATATATTGATTATCATTTTGGTAACTCAATTACACGAGTATCAGTTACCTTGATTATTGGATTACTGTTAACTATCTGATATTTTTTGGTACGTATACGTTTCCAATCAAAGTGCAAGAACCTAATAAAGCCGTTACGGTACTTATTCTTGTATTCTTTCTTCTCTTCTACAAACAGAATCTATTGATTCTTAATATCTAATGTGGCTTTAAGGATTGAGTCCTTCCTACTAACTATGATAGTTGTTAATGGATTAATTTTAAGTTCTTCGTCGAAATCTATTAGCTTATGTTTTATAATAGTTCTAACTGAATCTTTAATCTCGGTATTGATTACATTTATATTAGTTAGGTTCTTGTCTTTGATTTTAAGCTTTTTCTAAGCATCCTTGGTTTCTTTTAATAAACTATCATTACTAGTATTTAATTCTTCTATAGTAAGCTATAGTACTCTGTTTAACTATTCCTTCTAGGACGCTAATTGTTCATAAGCTCTAACATTGTTAGTTATTCTGTCAATCTCTTTATTCTTTTTCTATAGCTAATGATTCTAAACAAAAACAGTCGCAATAAGTAAACTAACTAAACCTACTGCGACTGCTCTGAAATTCCTTGTAAACCAATTAACTATCAGCTTTAGTATTGGAATCATCTGGTAATTCTTTATCTAATGTTATATCTAAATATTTCTCTCCTTTTGCTTTTATAACCTTCTTGAGTATTTTCCATATCTTCCATTGAGGATATAAGTCGCTAAATGATTCTAGTAACGACCAAAACTCAACTAAGGCTATCATTCCTGCTACTATTTCTACAGCATGCAGGTTAATAGAGGTTACTACCAGCTAATCTATTATTGATGCACTAGTTATTGCTACTGCTGCATCTCTAGTCTTCCATATAGTTTTCCATGCTTTATGTGATTCAATCTTAGGATGCCCGTATTTTTTAGAGACTTTATAACCATAGATAGCATCAAGTAGTATTAATATACCGACAGCAGTGATAGGAACCCATACAGGTGCGAATATAGAAAGTAGCCCAGTTATAACAGAAACTACGCATTTATCCGCACTACTGAACATGTTCTTAAATGTTGACATAGTATGTTCTCCTAATTGTTGGTAATTCATAGATAGATAGCTGATAATAAAAATCAAATAAGCCCTGACAGATTAAAAGGGGAGTAAAATCTGAGAGGGCTCGAAATTCCGTTTGAGATTATAATTATATAACGATAAGGTTTATTTAAGGTTTCTGTTTTGAAAATCTTCTTGCATAAACTAATAGCTCTTTATAGCGTAATATCTTCTTTAAATTAATACCGTTACAATGTTTAAATCCATCCTATATGACTGCAACCTTTTGTTGGTTAATTAAAACCAGTTTTCTTCAGATTCCATAGAATCTATCTGTTCGTAATCTTCATCATCTAATTCCAGTGTAGCTGGAGCTGCCGGTAAAGCGGGTTCACCATAGAAGGTAATTCGAGTCCCGACAGAAGCATCGGAATAGCCCAACCCAGCGCTAGAATACAAAAGGAACAAACCCGCACCAGACCCACCGGCCGAGCAACCGCCGATCAGAAGCGTTCTAGGTATAGCTGCAGCACTAGTCCAGTGATAATCACAATAATAAGTTGTAGAACTTGCCTCATTACCTACTATAGCTGGGAACAAATCCGCCTAATTATTATTAACGAGTTTTTTCACATATTGACTAGTAATTGTACTTTCCTTAAAGTCTTGTAATTCATAACCTGCTGCAATTAATTGCTCTGCAGTAGGATTAGTTCCTCCTTCAAATGTACCAAACTTAGTATAATCTTTGCAGATGTATACACTATTATCAGTACCAGCAACTACTACATCAATTACATTCTTCCACACATGACCAAATGGATTCTCAATACCACGGTATCTAGGAACATTAACTACCTTAGTACCAGTAGACGTACCCTCTGCATTAGTATTAGTATGAGTATATTCAATTATACCAGTACCGTTACCTAATGAATTAGTAGTACCGCAAGGTACAAATGAATAAATAGTAGCTCCATTTACAGTTACAGTTCCTGAAGTTACTCCATCACCCAAACCACCTTGATGATAACCTTCTGCAGTTAAATTAGCATTAAATGCTTTCTGGCCATTCAATGTGGCATATTCTACTACGAATAACCAAGTAAGGTCTTTATGAGCATCATAAGTATAGATATTCCAGTTGTTAGTACGACTATAATCAGTAGTACTTGTACCTCTAGCCCAAATTTGGAGTTGATCTCTAGTAGCACTTACAATAGGCTTAAAATTAATTTCTGGATTACTAATAGATCTAAGTAAGTTACTTATGGCTGAACTATTCATAGTAGCTTCATAAGCACCTATATACTTCTTCTCTACTTTAATATAACCCGGAAGATTATACTCACTCATACGAATCTCAACTGTATTATCTGGAGTAGCTACTAACAATCTATAATGTTCTGGAAGTTCTACAAAAGTTTCTGGACTAGCACCTTTACTGTCTTGAACTACAGGAGTACCGTCTTCCCACTTAGTCCAGTCATCTGCTTTTAAATACATCTTAGTATTGTCATTATTATTAATAGTACACCCTCTCATCTTACTCTAGATAGGAAGTGTTTTATGCATTTCCATATTACCAGTACGTACACCATCAGGACTAGAACTATTAGCTAAGTCAAACTTAACTCCATACCACAGTTCATTCTCATTTCTGCTAAGCTTACCAATTTCCTCATCTAAAGTAACAGCAGCACTTATAGCACTAGGACTACTAGCTAAGTAATTAGTACTTGATAAGTCAGGCATTTCATTAGCTTCAGTTAAACCTACTTTATCATTTACTTTAAGTATTGTACTTCTAAGCTCTGTAATATCTTGATTTAAAGATGTTTCTAAACTATCAATGTTACCTTGCAGTTCTGTGTCCTTAGCTTTAAGTTCTTTCACTGCATTCTCTCTTGCAACTTTTTCATCATTAATTGCATCAGGAAGAGTTTCATTAATAGCTATTTTCTCAGCACCGGTCATTAAACCAGCAACAGTATTGGTAGCAGGAGTAATATTAATATTAGATAAAGTAGACTGTACATATTTACCGCCGCTCTTTTCTACTCCAGTAAGACTGATAGTAATGTTATTAACATCTGTTTGATCTAATTGGAATGTACTTAATAAATTATCTGGCATAGAGTTAACTACATTCTCCATAGCTTTACCCTTACCACCATCATAAGCAGTACCAGTAATATCACCAATAATAATAGCATTAGAATCTATGTGTACCCATTGTAAACCAGACCATCTAAACTGATAACTTACTTCACCAGGAGTTACATTGACATATATTTTATCTCTTTCACCTACTATAGGAGTTTCATGTTCAGCATCTGCATATAACTGTATATTCTAAAGTACTCCAGTAGGAGATACAGTATAAGTAGCGTATGCATCCATTACATCATCAACATATGAAGGTAACTGACTAGCAGGTACTTTACCATTGCCATCAAGTTCAGCAAGACCATTGGGTTGACCTTTTAATGCTTTGAAGTCCTATAAGTCTTCATTCACATCATCAATCTTAGTATCTAGTCTATCTACTTGAGCTTTTACAGCAGCATCCCCTTTGTTAATAGCATCTACTATACTAGTACCTTTAAAGTAGTTATTACTATTAAGATTAGGTAAAGATATAACATCGCTATTCTTATCATAGTTCAAACCAACAGATTGAACAATCTCTTTAATGTGAGTCCATTGGTCTACATTAGCATCTCTATTTAACGGTATCCACTTCTTAAGATCAGGACTATTTCTGGAGTATCGTATTCTTTCTATCTCGTATATTCATCATTGAAATATACAATATTGTTTTCATTATGTTATTGGATTTAATGCTACAACTTGACCAGCTTCAGTCTTATCAAAGTAATTAACTACAGCAAATTCCTCATCTGCTGCCTAACCGTCTCTACTGCTTACATAACTCCTAATAAACTGCTGACCTCTCTTTTCACTATTACCCGCTACATATCCATTACTATCGTTGTATATAGTGCCATTCTCAAGTTATCTTACTATCTAGATTATTTATTTTACTAGTAAGTTCAGATATACTTTGATTAACTTCATTTTTGAAATCACCTATTGAAGATTCTATAGTAGTATCTATGTAGTTCTTAAGTCTATCATCACTAACTACTAAATCAACAATCTAGTTAATAGGAGCTTTAAAGTTCTAATCCTTCTCTGCTATTACCATGTATTCGTTTCCTTCTAGTATGCGCTTAGGATCCAGCTCCAATATCTTTATACCGTCACATTTATTCATAACTATTACTCTTTAAAGAACCCACTAGGAGCACTTACTTTATTAAATACAACGCTATCAGTAGTAGCTAATGACAATTGAGCTCTAGTAACTACATGAGGATTATCTCTTCTAGCAGCATGAGTATCAATAGCATTCTATGCATTAGTAATCAATTGCTTAAGCTCATTAATCTGAGATTGCAAATTATTATCTGCATTAGTTCTATTAGTAATCTCTTGGTTAATTAACTCAGTAAGATTAGTAACTTTACCATCTACGTAGGTCTTAAGTTCATTCTTAGCTTTAGTAATTTCACTATTTATATAACTTCTTAAATCACTAATCTATTGGTCAATCTTACTATCTAACTCTTGTATATTCTGAGTTAATTCAGTAATTTTCTGTTGAATAGAAGTTAAATCACTACCTACTATATTAGTTATATCTTGACGAATATCTTCAATATTAGAATTGATATTAGTTATATCTTGGTTTATATCATCAATGTTATCATTGATATTAGTAATATCCTACTTGATACCATTAATTTCATTTCTAATATCACTAATCTAAGTAGTTAATTCTTCTACTTTCTGATTAATATACTACCACAGTTTATTAACTTCCTCTTTCAGTTCATCTTTAAATTCAGCCAATTCATTTCTGATTTCAGTTATAGCTTCATTAATAAACTGTTCTATCTAATCAAGAGCTTTATTAATATAATCAATGATAGCATCTACTTGCTTATCATTCAGATCTAGCATCTCCCATGTATTAGTATCATTACGATAGTATCTAATACAACCACCATAGTAATTAGATGTAACGTCAATCCAATAATCTACTTCTAGAGGATTAGGCTACGTATCTGATGCTCTAAATCTAACTATCTCTCTCTGTAACATATATTATGCTTTAAATGTTGTTATTTTATCTTCTGTGCCATCATCATATACATCGATATGAACCCATGATACACCATCCTCTAAACGTACTTTACATGGTAATAACAAAGGTTTAGCCTTTATTATCTCTCTTATTTCTTCTGCAGTTTTATCATCACAAGTAAAGTCAATAGCATTACCTGTACAATTCCCCATAAATACAACCTTTCCGTTACGCCTAGTTATTAGAGTTGTGTTTTCATTATTAACACACCATACTACTCCTTTATACTTTTTAGTATAATAACAGTCACGTTGTACGTCACTACAGTCTTTAGTCTAAGTTATAAACAATTTATAAAAGTCTTTTACATTATAACTGCAACCACGAATATTTACCTATACGTTTTTTTCATGTTTCTTTACGCATCTCATTCCACATAATATAGACATTATTTGTAAAATATCTGTATTATAATCATCAGTAGAGTATATAGTGATTCCACTATTATTATCTCTATTGTCAAAAGTACCATCAAACTTAGCGTATGTAATTATTAGCTGCTTTAATATGTCTGGTTTAAGAGATAAGAACCACAAAGGAATCTTTTTATCTAGGCCTATAATCTACTTAACTTGACATCCTGTAGTAGAGTTAATATAATAAGAGTATACACCTTGGCATCCATTCTTTTCGTGACTTTTACTATAATTTTTTGTATAGTTCCAATGTAGAGCGGATAATATATCTTCTAATTCTTTTTTATCTCTTTCTTTCTTTAAATTAAATCTATACGCTACACAATTTCCTTTTATTTCTAAATATCCATCTGATATTACAGCCATACAGAAACGGAGCAGATTAATATCATATTCATTATTACAAGAAGATAAACCTGCTGTTTTAAATAATTTTCTACTACCGTGTATTGAATCTGCTAGTTCTATATGATAACCGTTATTCTTTTTCAGACTATTTAAATAGTTCTACCATTTCTCACTGATAACCTTATTAGTTACACGTTTGTATTTTCCTGTCTGATTTTGAACTATCATTCTATGTTTATCTGTTACTGCATAAGAAATATGTTGATTCTCTGCACATAACAGTTCTCCATCGAAATCATATCTTATTATTCCATCTATAGGCTTCTGTTCTATAGAATCATTCTATATATTATATGTAAACAACATGTCAGAATTTAATATGTTATAATATTTCTTCCAACCGTTGTTAGTCAAAACCTCTGTATCTTTATCAAAACAGTGCCCGCTAACATATACTCCTTTCTTACTCTTTACTAAAGGGCATAGATTGCAACGCATACCCCTTTGATGCATATTACCAATATTAATATGCATTGACATTCGTAAAATATCAGTACGTAGACACAGTAATACATGTAGTAGCTATGTACTTAAGAACATCCACGATTGTTCTCCAAACCTACTATATATGTGATTACATACTAATTCCTTTACGTTAAAGTAAGGTTTAAGCTGTTTAATTATTTCTTCTCTCGGCATCATTGTTATTTGCAATTAGAGCCTCACCAACTAGATTGGCTGCTACGTTCATACCAAATTGTTTAGTATCGTTATCTATCTCACTTACCTTTACGTTGATTTGAAGGAGCAGAAGATATATCTGCTCCAACAATTCTCTATCTGTCATATGTGCTAAGTATGGATTCATTAGTAGGTAACCGTCTGTTCTCCTAATTGCAACTAAAATGACTTTACTAACTTATATCCACCGCTCCTCGAATATACATATATATTTACTAGATTACCGGCGTATGCAGTTCCTCCATTAACTCTTATACCAAGACTTGCATACCAATTAAAAGAAGCACATGCTATGAACATTAAGTAGTCATACATATTAGATTCTACTGGTGTAGTACCTGAAAGGAATAAATAACCATTATCATACGTAAGACTATTCAAAGTTAATTTATTAACTACTTCCTCTGCTTTCCCATTTTGAGTTATCTCTATAGATTGAGTCTTACCAGATTCATTCTATGTAAATACTAGAGTAGTACTTCTAGTACTAGAAGTAGTGTTTTCCAGTATCTCTACAGTTATTTTTCCAGTTATAGATACAACCACCCAATCAGTACCACCAGAAGTTAAACTATAGCCTATATTACTACCATTCTTAGTAGATACTGTTCTTGGTATGAAAGTGGCACTACTATATGGAGCATCATATGTATTTGGTGTTATTGTAAATACATACGTATCTGCTACGTATGCATCTTGACTAACATTAACGGTAAGTGTCTTACCAGAACCACTCTGAGTTAATACTACTTCTCCACTTCTTGCAGATCCGCTATTATCAGATGCACTGATAGTCACGTTACTACTAGTAGTAGAAGTAGTTATCCAACTAGGTTTACTAGATACACTCCAAGATTGACTACTACCATTCTTAGTAGATATTACAGGTATATTGGCAGCAGTTCCATTAGCAGAGAAATCCCACGGGAAGTTTGCGCTAACGTCTGATGTACTACCATCTTCCCAAGTAAATACATACGTATCTGCAGGTGGAGTATACCCTGTTTGAGTTAATTCGGCATAATCTCGTTTACCAGATTCATCCTAATCAAAATATACTTTAGCAGTTCTACCAACAGTACTAGTAGTTGATTGTATAGTAAACGTAGAAGTACTCTTGTTAAATGAAGCCCATGAAGGTAATGTACTACTATCTATACTATAATCTACATCATAAGTACTACTACCTACTGTCTTATGTGAAGTAATAGTTACACTACCTGAACCACCGCTAGAATCTACTCTAACCTTATACGGATTAACAGAGAAGGTATAAGTAGTAGAAGGTGTAGCACCACTTTGTGTAACTGTGCAAGTAGCTGACTTACCATCGTAAGTTGCGCTAATAGTTGCAGTTCTACTAGATGTAGATGTATTCTCTCCTAATGTTAAAGTACTAGGTGAAGAGCTACTACTAAGACTACCTAAGTTAGTAGACAATGTAGGATTACCTGTTTCTTCAGAAACATAACCACTCTCCCAATATATAGTTCTCTTAGCACTAGCTGTAATAGTAGAAGTACCTCCACTACTAGATACACTAGTAGGATTAGCTGATACAGATATAGTCCATTCTCCATATGAACTAATAGTATCTCCACTTTGTGACAGACTAATAGTAGCTGTCTTATTAGACTCATTCTAAGTTATAGTAACTGTACCTATTCTACTTGAAGTGAGCTCATTAGCAGAAGCGCTTACTGTAGTTCCACTTAAAGAGAACCCACTACCAGATATAACTGTAGATTTCAATGACACACTAGTATCACCACTCTATTCTACTCCATCTAATACTTTTCTCTTATAAGAACTAACGGTGAAAGATTTACTACCACCACCAGCTCCAAATGACATACTAGTAGGAGATACTGTCAAATAGTAATTCCAGGTCTCTACCTTCTTACGTATATCATCTATCTTTACACATTCATTAGCTCCATAAGTAGAAGCATTCTCAATGACTATCAATGAATTAATAGCTAAAATCTAGGTCTTAGTAGGACATTCTGTCCCACTCTTACCTAGACTAAGCTTACTTAATATCATAGAATATGTTGCTATTTCATTACTCATGTTGCTTATTCTTTAAAGTTTCTATTTCAGCTTTAAGCTTTTCAATCTCATCCTTAAGCATCTTAACTCCTTCAATAGCTAATACACCTAACATTTCATACTCTACCTTCTTAACCTTAACATACTCTTCACCATCCTTAGTGAATGATTCAAACTGTTCAGGGTTCTTTACTTCAGATTTAAGAGCATCACTTTCAGTTACTATACATTCAAAACCTAATTCCTCTAAATCCTATGCTATAGTACCTATTTGCTTCTAATCATTCATTATAAATGATACAGTTGGTATAGAACATATCTAGTCTAAAGTATAATCTAAAGGTTTGATATCTGATTTTAAACGGGCATCAGATTCTTTGAAGAAACCATTAGCTGCGGATACTTTGCCAGTAGATGTAATATTACCTGCAACGTTGAGTTTTTCTGTAGCTGCATCACCTCCTATGGATACATTACTATTTGTGTGTACAGTCATACCTGCAGATGCACTATAACCAGATACACAAAAGTGTATAGAATTATTATTTTGCGACTATATGTATATACCGTTGTTAACAGTAGAACCAGCCCCTATATAACCTACATTAGCACCATCTTTTTCAAAACGGAGGTATTTAGCAATCATTTCCTAAGTGGTTTTAACGACCCCTGAAGATGTAATAGCAGCTGTAGTTAATGGCACAGTTATAACAGACCCTGACGAATTCCATCTTTGCCAAGTATTTTCATAGGTATTGCCAATATAAGCATAACTGAGTGTCTGTCCTCCTCCAAGACACCCTATTGCAGCTAAGGCTGCTCCTGAGTTATTATTGAAGAAGTTGTACCCGCTTGCCCATCCTCCTGTAATTGCAGAGCCTATTTTAACAATATGATTACCATCTGCAGTGATAGTTGTAATGATTCCGGTATTGTTATCAAAATTCAAGTTACCAGTCATAGTATCACCAGCTTTCTTTACGAAAGCAGATGGACTGATACCACCAACTGTGTCAGCATTACCTGCATTAGCTGGTTTACCAACGCTTACAGTCTATGCACTACCTCCAGATGGAGTTACTGTAAAATTACCAGCAGAACCATTAGCAAATGTATATGTAGTATTAGTATTCTATGCAGGTATACCTAAAGCAGTTATATCAGCTTTAGTTACAGCTGCAACTTGTTTAACATGACTAGTTGCGTCTGTAGCTACCTTATATAACCCTAAAGTCTTATTTGCAGCTTCTCCTGTAGGATGAACGTATTTATTTGCTCCTGTAGATATTCCATCTAATTTAGTTTTATCAGCAGCAGACATTAAACCACTAGTAGACTATGTGGCGTTACCGTAAGTAGTATCTTGCCCTGGTATACCTAAAGCAGTAATGTCGGACTTAGCCACAGCAGTAACACTAGCTACATGACTAGTAGAGTCAGTAGAGAACTTATAGAATCCAGATGCTTTACTAGGTGCAGAACCAGCAGGATGTACATAGTTATTATATGTAGCTCCTTTAGTTAAAGTAAGAGTATCACCACTAATAGATGCAGTAGTAACAGCATTACCAGAACCAGCTACAGTTACTTTACCAACCTTCTTAGCTAATTCTGTATTCATAGTAGACTACAGATTATTGATGTTAGTCTGTAACTAATTATCACCATCCTTTCTAGCTTGAATCTCTACATTCAAATCGTTAATAATCTCGGATGAACTGCTCTCGATAAGCTCTTCTAATCTATCTACTTCAGTAGTTACTCTATTATCTAGATTAGTAATTCTATTAGGTATATTGACGTCTAAGTTCTATTTATCAGTAGCAGTCATTACACCAGCTGCAGATTGTGTAGCAGCAGGTATAGTCTATGACTTAGTAATAGGATTCGCATATGAATTACTAGCTGCAGATAAATCAGATTGCTTATAGTTAATAGTTACACTAGTTGCATTTCTAGACGTTACATCCATACCAGTAACTAGGTTATTAGGTAGTGAATCAAGCTTATCACCAGGATTCTGTATACTACCAAATTCATTATATAAGCTATCTAATTTACCTTTATCTATTGCAGACATAGCACCTGCATTAGTAGTTGTAGCTGATGGTATATCTATATTATCGTCCTGTAATGGACCATAATTTAAACCATCTTTAGCTGCATACTTATAGTTAATCTTAACTAATTCACCAGTACTAGTAGTAGGAGTAAGATATGAAGTAATCTTAGTAGGCATACTATTTAAAGCATCTCTATTAGCTTTACCTTTATCTCCAGAATACGCCGTACTAGGAGTTTCACCTAATGCCAAACTCTAACTAATCTCTAAGTATTGAGTACCAGTCCATCTATATGTTAAGTTAGTATCTTTAGCTACATATATCTTACCAGTTTCACCTGTCTAAGGGAATTGAGCTTTAGTAGAGAACTCTAATACATCATCTACATAAGACGGTAATTGAGCTGCAGGAACTTTACCAGTTGAGTCTAATTCAGCTAAACCACTAGGTTGACCTTTAGTACTAATGAATGCATTTAAACTATTAGTAATAGTAGTGTCGCCTGCTTTTCTATCTTCAATCTCTTTCTGTAGAGCGTCCTCTAGTTTATCGGTAACTCCATCAAACTTATTCTCTATACGGTCTATCTCTGCTTCTCTATCAGCAATCTCCTTATCAATCTTATCATCAAGATCGTCTATTCTATTATTTATATTGGAGTCAGCTTCCTTTAGATCTTCAATCTGCCCAGGAATAGTAGTATTAAGTTCTACATAGTCTTCCTTACTCATTAGACCATCCATAGATGCAGTAGCATTAGCTATACGTATATCCATATAGATATTGTTACCACTCTTAACAGTATTCCAAGATACACAAGGAGTACTATTCTGCCTAAAGGTAATGCCGTTAGTTACTAAATCATAAGTAGATGTATTAGTACCATCTTTAAACTTAATATTAGTTAATGCTAAATTACCTATATATACATACTGACCATTATCTGTAAGTACTTTAGTACCATCTCCAGTAGTCTTAATAACTGTAGTAGTATATTGTTCTTTACTATAGTTTAATGAACCATCTACAGTAATAGTATCAAACACTACTTGAGATATATTATCTGTGCCTTCTTCTTTAATAAAATCAGGAGATTCAATATATATAGTACCACCAACTATAGCTACTTCAGTTGCCAAGTCTAATCCATTTCTATTAGAGTTAATGGTATAGATAAGCTTGCCTTCTTCTATAGCTTGCTTTAATGCGTCATAATCTTCTTGACTTACTTTACCATCAACGATAGTAGGATCAAAGATATACATAGTCATATCTTTAAACTCTATCATTCGGATCTTACCATTTCTTTCACCATCTTGGAATGGAATCATTTCCTATCCTGTGACAACAGTACGTTCTGAAGCCTGACTAATCTTTAAACCTTTAATTCTTGCTATCATTGTCAATCAAATTATTTTCTTTCTACTATTCTAACAGTACTACACCGTTATCTTCCCATAACCAAGGATCTGCATCCTCTGTCAACAATGCTAATACATAAGGATCATACAATCCTCTAAAGTATCCATTACCACAACCACACTTAATACAATATGGTTTGAGTTTCATAGGTATACCACTATATAATTGTGGTTTAACCTAATGTAAGTATCTCTTTAGTATTTCAGAATCTATAGGAGTAGTAACACTAGATGTGTTACTAAACTCCAATAAATCTGTTAATTCATTGTATACTATGGTTGCTACAACATCTCTATTGTTCCTAAGTATATTAGTTTTAAGTATAGAGTTTGTTTTACTGTTTATATATTCTTTTGCTTTATCCATAGTAGTTTAATTAAGCTCCCCCAACACAAACCCCGCCTATAAAACGCAAACCATTTTTAGTACCAGTCCATCCAATATTCGTACCGCTAGAGTTAGTTACTGTAATCATACTTTTCATAATATCTATATGAGTATTTACACCGTCAGATACAGTTACTCCTAGTGGAGATATGTACGCTTTATTACCCTAAGAATCATAAGCGGTTACTGAAATAGCGTCTGATGCATTATCGTCTAAAGCTTTTATCTCTATTCTAGACGAATCTATACCAGTAGGATTCTTTAATACTATGGAAGAAGTAGTATTATCATAAGTAATAACTATATTATCCAGAGTGCTATTCTTTAATGAAAAACTACCACTATCAATTATAGCGTGGTTAGAACCAGTTTGTCCAATAGTAATAGCTCCCGTAGTATCTAACTTAAAATCTGTTACTGTAGAAGATCCTGCATAATGCTAGTAAGACATTCCTTCATCATTAACATAGAATTTAGGTATGCCCATATTAATACTCAGTCCATCTATACTAAGTTCAGCTCTTTTATTTGCTGCAGGATTGCTAGATGATACTACCTTTTGGAATGTAGCTCCATCTATATCTATAGTGGCAATACTACCATTACCTCCAGATACATTACCAGATTCTAATTGTATAGAAGTGTTAGAACTATCAGCTGCTAAGTGTATACCTCCAGCTCCAAAGTAAGCTTCACCATTCGCAAAGTCTAGCAAGAAGTTAGGTCTAAACGAGTTAGAAGTATTCATAGGATCTGAAGTATTAATTAAATGATACTCAGAACTATCACCACCACTAGCATTCTTACCTCTTTGTGAGAACATTAAGTTGTTATTGAATACAGCTCCACCTACTAATGAATTAGGTGCAATAAGTAAATCAGTATAGATTGCCTCATAATTCTCTAATACAGTCCATGCACCAGATGTATCTGTAGCAGGAGATTCATTATTCTGTTGAGTACCAATCCACGTCATTACTGATTTTAAGAAATAGTAGTTACCATCACTAGTATCGTATACGTAAGGTGCTTTCTCCCCATCGTTAATATAAGGAGTACTAGTACTATATATACCAGCAGGATATGCTATAGGTTGTGAACCTACTGGATCTGGAGTAATTATACCACCCATAGGATTAGGTTTAGACCATGCAGTTTCCATATTATCATTAATAACTCTACACTGAATAAACCATATATAATTATACTCATCTCCATTAGTAAGCTCAGGAACATCCATAGACCAACCTGTAGGTTCTCTCTTCCATTTCATAGTGTCATTCCAAGCCTCACCAGTATAAGTAGTTTCAGTACCTTTACAGTATCTGACTTCGTAACCTACTCCAGGAATACCAGAACCACCATTATCACCAGTCATACCAGTCATATAGTATGGATCACACCATTGTTCCATTAATGTGTTATCTCCACCATTAATAAGAGCAAATGTAGCCCATAATACTTTACCACTACTTAACGCTGGTGCAGTAGAACTCCAACCTGTAGGATAACGTTCAGCTGCATTTAACTAAGGAGCTGTTTCCCAACTATTGTTTCTAGCAAATCTGTATTCATAGTAGTTACCATCCATGCCTTGAACCTTACCTACATTTACCCATTCACTACCATTCCATACCCACAAGAAACCATCGATAACCCATCCATCTCCTATCTAGTTACCTTCCATTGGAAGATCGTCTGTAGAATCTAGAGTACCTTTAATAGCAACTCCTTGACCTGTTATTTTTACTACAGCACCCCATTCTATTACTGTACCTGTTTCACCTTGAACTAACGCTATACATTTCCACCATATACCAGTAGACATATCAGGCGTAAGTACCCAACCATCGCCTGGATGATACGGGTCATTACTAGTAGGTTTCTCAGGTTGAGTAGAACTCTATTTGAATGCTTCTACTTGATAATTGAAGTTATTACCATCAAGACCAGGTACACCTGTAATTAAATAAGGCCCTTGCCAACCTCTTTCGTCTTCAGGCAGAGATTCATCAATTACTAACTTATTATCAAAAGTAACTAAAGCTTGAATACCCCATATGGCTTCTTTACCAGTCACAGAGGGCATACCTACACTCCAAATACTACCGGGATTAATATTCAATCTATCTGGATCTCTAGGCTTAACATCACTACCAGATGTCTTAGTATACATTACTCTAAGGTGTTGACCATCTTGACCATCATCTCCCCATTTAGCCCATAATGACGGAGAACTAAAGTTACCCCATTTGTGAGTATCACCTTTATACTTTCTTTTACTAACCCATTCATATTTAAACTCTTCACTTACTCCCTTAGGATCATCTGTCCAAGGTTGTTCACCAGGAGCTGATTGAGGTATGTACTCATCTTGATCTGGATTATTATCTGTAATCTCTTTAGGAGAAGCAGGCAATTTAGTACGTTGATAAATATATTCTACTCCATCACCATCTTTACCATTTACACCCCATTTAGACCAAATAGTAGGACCTTCCCATTCACTCCAAGTACCATCAGCTTGTAAGTTGTGTGAACAAACCCATTCGCATTGGTATGATTCACTAATACCTGTAGGATGATCAGTCCAACCTTGTCTAATAGCTTCAGTCTGACTATTACCTGTAGGTTTAGTAGGAGTAACTAAACTAGTTACAGTAAGCTTATATACAAACTCAATATTACTACCATCTGAACCATCATGACCATCTGCACCTGTAAGTCTCACAGGTGTACTCCAAGGTACTACTATTGTGCCTTTACTAGAGAAAGTAGCAGTAGACATCCATACATAACCATTAGGATTACTATCACTACCAGACCAACCTTCAGGATATGTAATAGTATTAGTATCGTAATCCCAGCTACCTCCTACAGGAGTATCGGGTCTTTGTATAGTTTTAGTAGATTTGTATGCTATTACTACTCTAGTAGTATCTCCGTCTATACCTGGTACACCATCAATACCATCCTTACCGTCTTTACCGTCTTTACCATCTTTACCGTCCTTACCTGCATCTCCTGTTCTACCTGCTGGTATACCAAATGAGAATAAGAACTTATCTTTATCTAAAGATACAGATGCTGTAGGAGTACTTGATTCGTATACATCCTTAATTGCAGCCTTAAACTTAGAATTACCTATAACTATATCAGCTACTGATTCAAGTGGTAATTTATAGTTATTGTCTTTTTCTGCAGTAACAATGTATTCACTACCTGTAGCTTCAAGCTTCTCTTCTAAGTCCAATATCTTTACACCATCACATTTTTGTATCATATCTGTTTATTTTATAATTTACAATAACCATTACTGCAATTTCCTGTACTGCAAGTATTATTAGAACAAGAGTAACAAATACCACTAAATAAAGTAGCAGAGTTACGCTCTTTCTCTAAGTGAAGACATTTATCGTTTTCTGTATTGAAACAATCACCTTTCTGAGTAAGAATAGCATTGTTACAGCAAGTACTAGCTGCACATTTTGGCTTAATAGATATTTCAAGTAATCTACAGATATCTACATATAATTGTAAAGCATCGCGATAATAATCGGATGCTAGAGCATACTCAAGCAACTATCTCTTAAAGACTACTAACATTATATTCTGCATAGTCTAATCATCTAAACAAGTTGAACAGTGAGTATGTAATTTCCTAATTTCTGCCATATACACAATTGAAGGATTATAGTATATGCCATGAAAATGTATTTCTTCCTGATCCGTAAAACATCTTAATGTAACATATTTCATATTCCAATCTAACTCTAGAATATCATCACTAGTTACAGTTACATTATTATCGGAATCAATTGTAATATTCTCAGAAAAGCTAATGTTATGTATAGGACTGTCTTCAAGTATGTTCTTTAAATTCCATACTTCATCTATATAAACTTCCTTACTATAGTTACTAAGATCTACTTCAGTCTCTATCTTAAAGGTCAGTTTATCACCATCTATTTGTATGTTTGTTAATTTGTCCATATATCAACAATAAAAAAAGTGGAGAGTGGAATATTCCACAACTCCACTTCTGTAGTTTGTAAAAGGAATCTTATCCCAAATTCAATCTCTCTAACGTGGATTAGGCAATTGTCTTACCAGCAATAAATGACTGAATACCTTTATCTACAATAGAACCAACTAAACTAGGACAATAAACTTCCGTAGTCAACGGAGTAGTCTTGATGTACTGATTATCATTGCTCAAGTACAGGTTATCGTTTTCGATGATAGCATAGTCATATTCTGCATCTTCTACTACTTTACGAACCTGTTCAACAATAGGATATGCACCAGTAAATACATGACCTTTATAACCCATATTACGTACTTCTGCATCACGTACTTGCTTCCAATAACCCTTACCAGGATTACCTGCAGTCTTTTCAATCTTAGCACCAGCAACGGCTTTAGGTTGATTAGCAAGCAATGCACCAGGAATAGTTTCATACAGAGAAGCTTCCATAGATACAACGCTATATTCATTCAGAGAATAAACACCTTCGTTATCATCCTTCGGCATGGCAGTTAAAGTAAGAACAGCAGCAGAAGCAGAAGCCTGTACTCTACGATTCTTGTGTGCGTTAATCTTCTTCAAGAAAGCATCTACCAAGTCTTTAGCTGTAGTAGTCTCAGCATATACTTCATAAGTATGAGTAAACTGCCAAGCAGCTTCATACATATCCTTATAAACGATACGCAAAACGTAACGATTACCAGCAATAATAGTAGCGTTAGTTAAAGTGATTACAATCTTTTCTTCAACAGGAGCTACATATTTTCCAATTACTGCAGACGGTTTAGAAGCTTTCTGAATTTCAGTAGAGAAATCAATATTAGCGTTCTGTGCTACTGTACCATCAGGCATAGTAACGTTCATCTTTTCACCTGCTACACCTACATACAGAGAGTTAGCATTTACTGCATCAGCAGCAGTTTTAATAAGAGCCTTATTCTCATCGAACAAAGCAACATCACCAACATCCAAAGTATCTACTGTAGAGTAAGAAACCGGAGCTTGTTTTCCAATCAGAACTGAGTGTACTGAAGTTATCATATTAAATGTTTGTTTTTAAAATTAGACATTAGCGCTTAGTCTATTCGCTTACTTTCTACTTTCATTATTTCAGATTTCCACGTTGGTAAGCGCCTTAATTATTCGTCCTAAGATTTCTTAGAACTAGTATTAGGTATAGTCTGTACTATCATTTGAACTGCTAGATCAACTATATCCTAATGTGTATTTTCTGGTAAATCTGTATACTCTTTAGTTAAATCCTAGAGAGTACCTAAGTCCTTAGCTTTTCTTAAGTAAGTAAGTTCATAAGAACTTATATTATAATTACCATCAGTATATAATACAATTTTATTGTCAGTATATACTCTAATAGGTTTTGCTTGATTATAACGTAATCTATGATCTGATAGACTATTACTTAGTCTGGAGCTTACTGTTTCTATTGTAGCCTCTATTACATCAGATTCGCGAGTAATTAAGTTATTGCATTTATTATCCTTTATACTTATATATACATTTTCACCAAGTGCAAACATATAATCTTCAGGATAATCGGCTTCCCATTTATTACCTAATTTACTAAAGCTATAAGTAGTATAGCTCTTAGTATTCACTAAAGTACGTATGTTATCAGTAATCTCTTGGTTTCTCTAGAATACTCTAAAGTTCTATTTAACATATTCGTCTTTAGCTTTATTTATAAAATGAAACAAAGTATCTGAAGGAAACTTGATAGTTTCATTATAAGTAGGTATGATATTGTTAAGCTACCTCTCTATATTTATTTGAAAATCTCTCTCACACATAATTATTCAGATACTTGGTTTAACTAAAACTTAGAAGATTGTCTTTGAGATTCTATATTCTCTAAAGCAATTACTACTGCTCTATTAATAATCTCATACATAACATCTTCAGGGAAGTCTAATTCTTGTTCAGGTTTAGTATAATCAAACTTAGTTGGTTTCTTAACATAAGTTAGATCTACTTTATAGAACTCTGTATTATCTTCTACTCTTGGAGCATACATAGGATCCTGCATTAAAACAGGATCTACGTATACTAAGAGTTTATTATTTTCTAAAGTAGCTACTGGATTCTCTACCCAAGGTATATTATTATAAGTCTGCTTAAAAGGCTTTACTAATTCATGACTAGTAAGTACACAGTTAGTCTAGAATTGTCCATACTTAAGTAACACACTAAGTATAGTCATTCTATTATCTTCATCATGAACATCTTCTAATGCATACTCATTATAGTCTGTATGTACAGCATGAAGGTTAACATCTGTAGCTATTAACTTCTCTATTTCAGATAAGTTAGATACAGAACCTTCTAAACCTACTCTTAATGCATTGTTACCAGTAATCTTATTACTTAAGATTTCTAGCTGTGCTTGATTAAGAAATAAGTCTACTTCCTAGTCTAAAAATGCGGGGCATCCGCCATAAGCAATACCTTCTGCATTCTTATCCAGAATTACCTTGAAAATTATATGAGAATCTTTATTAGTCATTACTTAGATTTAATTTCATTAAGTATTGCTAATTTAATATCTTGATTCTTCTTATCCTTAAGATAAGCAATTACATCTTCAAGACCATTACCAATTAAATCAGTACCAAAGTAATATTGAGCACGATTCTTTCTAATAATGTTTTTAGCAATAGCTTCTTCAATTACGAAGTTAATTTCTTTATTAGGGTTATTTACCCATTTCATCAAGAACTTAGAAGGATCAGCTTCAATAAATTCTGACAATTTGGCTTCAGCAACTTCATTAGACATAGAGTCTGATTTCATACCATAGAGACGTAAACACTTACGCATTTCTTCAGTAGACATCTTATCCATTTCTCTATATGCTTCACGCTTAACCTTATTGAACTTATTCTGTTCTTCTGCTTCACTATCCTTATCAATCATAACATAATCTGTACCAGGTTTGATATTATTTAAACCGTTTGCTACTCTCTTATGATTCTTAAGGAACAAATATTTTAATTCATCCTCGGGTCTATTAGTATCAAGTACTACATCTTTTCTTCCTATCTTAATAGCAAAAGTATCCCAAAATGCACTACTGGGTGATAACTACCCCTCAGGATAACCAATTTCTTTTTCTAATCTAGCTGCATCTTCTACAGATAAACCAGTATATAAATTACCAGATCTAGTCCAGTAAGAGCTTACATAATCAAAACATGTAGGCCATTTAGTAATCCCAGTCCAGGGATTAGTTTTAATTATTCTAACGATTACTTCCATAATTATTAATTAGATTGTTCAGTTAGTATCTTTCTGTTTTAACAGTTTTCCAGAGAAATTTTATTCTGTGATCATTTGGATTTCTTGGAGGATTCTTTAATTGGATGCGGATGGTATTACGGCTTAAACCATTAGCTTTGCAAGCCTCTATAATAGAATCATACTCTGCTATAAACTCTCCAGTTTTAGAGTACTGATAAACTTTAGTTTTACATTGCTCTTGCAATTTAGATAAGTGTTCCTTTTGTTTATCAGAACATTTACCTTTTCTAGATTCAGACATCTTCTTTTTAGTATCTTCTGACGCTTTACGACCTAAGGCTTTTTGTCTGATTTTTTCTTTGGTCTCTTCAGAATGCATTCTACCAAAAGTTCCGTCTTCGCCTTCAGTTAAGTTATACCCTATACTCCTATCTGTAGAATTATACCATTTAATCCAGTATTTCTCTTTTTCTTTTAACTCATCGTAGGTATCAGCAAAATCAATTATTTCTAATGTAAAACTTTCTTCGCCATATTTCGCCATAGAACGATGAATCGGAGAAGGTTCGCCGATGCGAGATTCATACCAATGATGGCGATATCTCGCACCAGAACCTTGATTTGTTATTCCAATATAAACCTTATTAGTTAACTTATTTGTTATTTTATATACTTCGTTACTTTTCATATCCTTAATGTGTTAGATATGTTAATAACGGGAGTAGCTTAATAAGGTTCCCAAATTAGTTTAACTTTTTTGAATTAATCTGCGTCACATATTAATTCTCCACACGCTCTGGGATCACGCAACATAATACCCATTTCCCCGAGGAAGAATACGGTGTACCCGTCCTTACCATTAGATCTCAGAGTATTAATAGACTTACCATAACCAGACGGAAGAACTGCACCACCAGTAGTCCAAGTTACGAATTCACGATCCTTACGAACTACCTTAACGATATTAGCTTCACCATCACGTCTACCCAGATCCAGGAATGTCATACGATATGATTCCAGCGGTTTCAAAGTAACCGGATGCAACTTACGATTGTAAGTAATATCGTCATACAGCGGGAAATACTTCAGAGTCAACTCGATACCATTAGTCATCTTATAAGTCTTGAACTGACCACCAAAAGTAAGGCTGTCACCAGAACCAGTTACAAATACAGTATCAATCAGGTTCATGTTAACTACCTTTTCCTTCAAAATTCTATCGAATTCACGGATACCCATTTCACCAGTCAATGCAACAAACTTACGTTCGTTAGTACCAAGTACATTGTAAGACAGGTCAAACAGGAAGTCTTCCAACAATTCTGCAGTAAGATGAGTATAGTAACGTCTGTTAGACGGAGCAATCTGTTCCAACAGACCAGCACCAATAAATACCGGACGACCGTTAGTACCCTTCAGATTACAAGAACCATCTTTATTTACATTAGATTTCATGTAAACCAACATACGTTCACATCTCTTATACCATTCACGCAGAGCTACCCATTCCTGATAATCAGCCCACAAATAAGACTTCTTACCAGTCTTAGGATCTTGCAAAGCAATAGCCATTACTGTAGAATAAGCTGAACCAGTAATATCATAGTTGATACGAATTGTAGTAAGATAATTACGCATCTTGAAATGAGTATTATAGTTCAGGATATCGCCCTCTTCACTGTATTCTTCAACAGCAGAAGCCAGACGAGATACTTGGCAACCCGGTTTCAAGAGTTCTGCAGGGATATAAGAAGTAGGCTGACCATCAGCTACAAAACAAGTATATACCCACAGGTTACCGTCCTGATACGGAGCACCTGCTACACGTACTTGGAATTCCTTATCATCAAATTCCAATACAGCAGTAGGACCAAACCAGTTATCTTCTAACCACAGCATAATAGGTGTATTGCCAATACCCGCAGTTGAACCATCTGTAATAGCTGCACCATTCCATTTTGCATCTCTAATTGTAACTGCTCTATCGGCATCAATCATTACATTCCACTCCCAGCTCGGTTGATCAATGGTCATTACATTACCAAGACCACCAGTAAGCATATCCAAAGAAGTGTTGTAACCATTATCTTTGGTACCGAATACATAGGACAACACAGTAGCAACCTGATACGGATTCTATTGTGATGCTGCAGAAATCTTAGCGGTATCAATCAAATCACTGAACCACTTACCTTTATACAGTACCAAATTATTCAGAATATTATTATCCATAAAATACTAGTAAATTAATTTTTAGTTATTATTAATTAGCACGCAATCTTCGTGCGAAGGAATTCCACATAGACTCGGTGCTAGTGTTATCCTGTTTATTAGTCTTTCTACTTACTCCTGTTCTATTAAGGCTATTTTTAAACTTGTTAATAGCGGCATTTTGACCTTTTACTTCAGCAGCTTTTACAAGCGTATCTCCTTTCATAGTGAAGTAGGCAGACTCAATTAAATTTTTTACGCTCTTAGACCAATCTTTTTGAAATTTGGTCATACCATCAGAGGTAGGTTTGAATATATATTCCAACAGTATTTGTTTATCCTTTTCTGGAATTTTAACACCGCGGATATTATCCATGCCCTTTATTTCGTTGACAACGGTATCAAAGTACTCCTGTTGACGTTGGGCTGCGAGCTTAGCGGCATTTTCTTGGTCTTTCAATAGCTGTTGTTTCTTATTCTCTCTTATGTCCTTAAGGGCTTCAGCAGCATCTTGAGACTCATCTTCAAGAATACCGGCTTCCTCATATTTAGTAAGTTTCTTTTCAATCTATTTAGCATTAAAACCCTTTTCTTTAAGGAATTCTTTCAATACTAACTTCTGATTACTTTCATCTTCGAGATCGATATCATCAAGATCAATTTCATTGTCAATTGAGAAATAATCTCTCAAATTACCACCATTCTTAACAAACTTATCAAGTTGCTCAACTTCTTCACTAGCGTATTGTGGTACTGAGTTTTCTTCAATTACATCGTTAAAGTAATCAATAAGATCTTCAACGGTCTTGGGTTTATCATCATCCTCAATGTCATCCCAACCTAACTTTTCAGACAAAGAATCAAAGAAACCTGTTACTATGGTAGTTTCATCAGTAGACTCTTCTGGTTCTTCTTCCTCAACTTCAGGTTCTTCTGTTTCTTCTTTTGTAGTAGTCTTAGGTTTAGCCTTAGGTTTAGATTTTACTTCTTTATCTTCTTCCTTAGGTTCTTCCTCTTCCTCAGGTTCAGTTTTAGTATTCTTACGAATATTATTTAATTCTTCTTCACTGAGTTCTTCTCCTACTCCTTCAAGATCAATTTTTGTTTCTTCCTCTTCCTCATTAGTAGGAGGAGCAATAGGTTTATTCTTTACACTTGCTCCTGGCATGAGATCCTCAAATACCTCAAAACCGTTCAATGTTACATTATCCATAATTATATATAATTAGATTTGTTATTTTTTCTTTCTTCCTTTATGTTTCCATTTTTTCGCATTCTAAGCAAAGATAGCTCTTTTACGAGTTAATGGATTTTTACTATGAGTAAGTTCTTCAGTTGTTTTACCAGTTCTTTTCTTTAAAGCATTGAACTTACCTCTATTCTTTTTCTTTATATGAATACCACCATACTTATATGAAGGTATGGGATATTCCGGCATGATACCTGTATAATCTATCAGATCACTCATTTTTATTATCATTAAAGTAAGCGTTAGTTCCTAATGCAGTAGTACCTAGTAATGGGATAGTATTAAACCACTTAGTATAACCTCTTAAACTTTTAAACTATTTACTAGCTCTAATAGTAGAATCATATTCGGATTTATTCTATATATCAGTTAATGCCTATTTTATAGTAGATGGAGATACTTTATCATTTCTTCTATTAATCTTTCCACTATTAAATAAGTATTCTCTAAGTTGATTCATATAAGCCTTCTATTCAGTAGGTAAGCTAAAGTAAGAATCATGCTCATCTACTTTAACTCCATCCATATCTTTACTCATCTAGTAAAATAAATTACTATTAGCGTCTGCATGAGGAGACTTATTTTTAATAAAATTAGTATAATGATTCAATTCATGTAATGTTACATCACCCGTTAAATCTGTAGATAATGGGTCTATAGCATATTCAAATTCTCCTCTACCTGGAGGTGTTCCTCCTTTATCTACTCTGGTTTGTGCATTACCTTTGGCTCTCATCTTTGCTCTACCAGATATACCAGAATCTAATATAGCTTTAGGAATGTTATTAGGATTAGTATTATAGTCCTATATTAAATCAGAGTATATTCTAGTATAGTTATCTCCAAAATTTCTTTTAACCTCTCTAGCTCTTTCCAAGTAAGAAGGATCATCCATTAATCTTTCTATAATACGATAACCTTCATTGTTAGCCTATGATGTTAATTTAGTTGACTAATTTATAATAGCTTCCCGTCTTGCCTTTTCAGTAGCTAAAGCATCAATCTATCTCTACACTTGTTGGTCTAACAACTTACTATTAGCGCCATAACTATTCTTAGGTGTAACACCTTTATATTTACTCCTAAACTATTTGACAGTCATAGGTACGAATGGTATCATAGTAGCTGCAGCTAATCCAGCACCTAACCAATCTCTATTCTTTACAGCATTATAAGTATCTCTAGCTGATATAGCATCTCCAATAGGAGTCATATTAGCAGCATCTTCAAGACTAAATACAGGTTTTAAACCTTCTTCTAAAGGTCTACCACTACTACTTCTACCTGTAGCTTGATAGAATCTTTCCTTCTCAGGATCACCTGTCTGACCACCATCCTGAAATACTTCTACTTTCCAATCCCAATAGCCTTTACCGGGATTATTCTCCCGGTAAGACTTTAGGTTCTGCATTCTCTATTTAAATGCTTGTTTATCCATATGTAAAATCTGTAAAATTTCTTTTACCTAAGAATTGTTGTCCATTCATGTAAATCTCAGCTTCTTGAGAAGATTCAGATATGCAAATAGTAATTATATCTTTTTTAAATATTCTAGTATCCAAAGGAGTACCTATAAAGAACATTATATACTATTGTACTTCATCTTCATCCTACTCTACGAATCCGTTATCTAATAGTCTCTATATAAACAATTCAATTCTTTCTTTAACAGTAGGTTCTCGTTCCATAACTATTATTTCTTTCCGCCTTTACTCTTCTTAGAGCTACCGGATTTCTTACCTCCACATGCCATAATTAATTCCTCCTATTATTTAATTGTTTTAAGATATTGTTTCCAATTCTTTTTATTAGCCTTATAAGTTTTCTTTCTATCCTTAATCTTATATTTATCAAGATCTTCAGGCTTACGTGTTTTCAGATAATCAAAGTTATCATCATTAGCATAAGCTTCCATCTCATAAGGAATAGTATAGTAAGCACTAGATGCGGGATAGATTATAGGGTTACCTTTAATCCATTCCCATACATAAGACCAATAATAACTTATCCATCTCTTCTTATCTTTAGCTTCATAAAGATGAATATTTTCGTGATTCCAAGTAGTAGGCTTAATCTGAGATTCAGGTTTTCTACTTAACAAGTAACCACACCAGCTCATTGCAGAATAACCACTAAATGGATAGTGATCCATATGCTTATACTCTACTTTATCTGCTTTTACTTTAGTGAATAGCTATTTAATTATCCACCATGTTTCTTTAAACCAATTCATATTCCTTTAGTTTGTTTAATATTACGCCGTCTATATCAAATATATTGTGAGAACTATATCGAAATAAACTAGTCTTAGTAATTTGATTAAAAATATCTACGAAATACTTAGTATTGTTATTTTTCCCAACGCACCATAACCAACACTATATATCACAGGTTAGATCTCTTGGATATTTATTTGTAATCCTATTCCATTCTTTTTCTTGCGGTTCCATGTTTTATTTCTCTCCTGTTACTTTATTCTTAATTGCAGTTTTAGCTTTTAGTCTTTCTCTTTCCATTGCCGCTTTGTCTTTAGCTGCCTGCAACTTCATTTCATGATCCATTCTTTCTCTCTCAAGCTGATTCTTCTTATCTTCTATTTCTTTCTTCATCTTCTGCTCTCTAATCTTAGCATTGAATTCAAATTGTTTAGAAGCTTCATCAGATGCTTGCTTACGTTCAGCTAAAGCTTGCTGGGCTATCTCTACTGGATCTGGAATTCCATTACCATCTTGATCCATATTCTCGGCACCTCTATAAGCATTAAGTTGAGCTACAGTAATCTTAGTAGCATTATCCTGATCTATCTTATATTTCTCAAGATCCATTTCTGCTTCTTTAATCATAAGCTCCTCTTCCTTAATCTCATTTTGCATTTGAATAGCTTGCTGTTCACGTTCTGCTTGAGCCTACTCCATAGCCTGTTGCTGTTCCATACGTTTCTGCTCAATCTCCTCTAATCTAGACTTAATCATACTAATATTATCCATAGTAATGATTTCAGCTATATCGAGTAAGCTAGCTCCGTTCTGCATAGCGGGTTGCATTAACTGCTTAAGTGTTTCTATATACTGTTGATTCTTAGTAGTATCTTCTATAAAGATATCAAAATCCTCATAAAGCATATCATCTGATAGTGTTAAGAATGCTCTAGTGGTATCATCTAATATATATTGTAGATGCGTTTTACTACCATCCTTCCAAGCCCATCTAGCAGTATTAAGCAACATAGTTAAGCATTCTCTCTTTACCTAATTGTGTGTCCAGAACCAAGGTTCAGTAATGTGAGCTGATTGTACCACAGAACGTTCTACATTACCTACTAATTCATTAGATGAAATAGACCCTTCTCTTTGCTTACTAACTCCAGATATCTCAGACAGCATACTTTCAATCTTATCCATAAGATTAATATACTGGTCTATGGTATTGGCCATAGTAAGATCAAGAGCTGTAATCTGATTAAACTAACTAGGTTTACCCCCTTCTCTACCAGGTATGTCCCATCCTTCCTCATACGGATTAATAAAGTTTACACCAAGAGCAGATAAGTAATGCATCCATTTAGATACATCTATATTCATAGATTTTGGTATCTAAGTAATGTCCATATTTACTACTTTACCTTTATCTCTAGCCATAGCAAGCTCAAGTCTATACCATAGTACAATATACATATACTGTAATGGTTTCATCATACTTACTAAACTACGAGGTCTACTGTTTGTATTATTATATATTACTCCAGTATAAGGCAATCTCTGAGAGTTAGGATTATCAGATGAAGTATATTGATATTCTAATGGTTGTATTCCTATATATAAGTCTTCACCGGCTCTATATCCTTCCCATACTTCAGTAATCCATTTCCATTCTACATTGAGTTCCATCCCTGTCTCTTTATAACTCTCATCTACTTGATATTCCTTAGGCTCGCCTAATTCAGGATCAATTATGGTAACAAAACCTATTTTCTTAAATGATTTCCAGCAACAATGCCATACTTTCACACTATTAGTACTATCAAATGGATTACTGCTGAACCCGTTAATAGCATGAGTCTTAATATGAGTATAATCTAAAGACGTCTTTCTTACTTCAGGATTTATACCCCCTTTAGAAGCTTGATCCATCATATCTAACAACTAATTTAGCTGTTTCTCAGACATCTTATCGTATAATCTATCATATAGTTCAGTTACAGACATATTCATTTCATAACAGCACCATTCTGCGTCATGAATGAATTCTAAGTCGGACGTTTCAGTATCATAATCAAAGTAGATAGGATTAACACGTTCGAGGCACGGTTCTCCATTTAGTATACCTACATAGTATATCTCTTCACCACCAACTAAAGCATCCTTCCAACCTTTAAAGAATTCATGAGTAATATTTAACTTATTCTTTAAGTAATTAAGACTGTGATATGCAGTTATTTCTGCGATATCTTTATAGTCTTTACTCATGTATTTTTGTATCTACTAAGGAGTCATTATTTCACCATTTTGCAAAGCTTCCTAGTATCTAGCTTGTTCTTCAGGACCTAATTTACTCATTATAGTAGCCTGAATATAATCTATTAAAAGCTATTTAGCTCTGTCCTACATCTCACTAGCAGCTATATCACTTGTACGTACTACTCTGAAGTTGAATGGTCTTTTGGTTTCTTCTCCCAACAGTAAGTCTATCTTAGGCTTAATTATATTATAATCCTAAGCCATTGCAGGAAAGCCGTCCTGCTGTTTAAAAGGATTAGTAACATACTTTAGATCTTTTTCATTGTATATACTATTATAAAGATCATAGTATGTTTGCATCTCCTCTCTGCGAGTTCTGTTATTGCCATTTCTAGAACCTCCTAAACTACGACCTATAACATAGTCTATACAACTTTCTTGCCAGTCTTTTGTCTTCTTAGACATGGGAAGTTTCTATATTGGCATTTGATTAATATTATTCATAATTAAAACATATATGCTTCGATATTATCTATAGCTTCGTCGTCACGAAACCATTCTTGAGTAAATATAGGGCCTTCAAACAGCACCCTATTTCTATTCTCTTTTTTAATCTCTTTTACTTTAACATTATATAGCTATTCTCTATATATCATTACTTGGGTCAACGCCATTACACGGTCTACGTTAACTACATCATTTGCAGCTATAAGTTCCTCTAATAGCGGTTCCGACATTATATTGTATAAGTTCTTCTTGCCATCCGCATTAATATCATTAAGCCAGTCTTTTATTAGTCCCCATCCCCACTGCTTAATCTATTTATTCATGTGGCAACCCTTTTTTCTATTTACTTTAGAATTACTTACTATATCATTAATTATATCTGGTTGATCAGCAAGTAAGTAGTCACAATGCTTATTAGTAAAGTAAACAAATATACCTTTATTTTGATTCTCATACATTGCTCTAGCATTATAGTATATAAGCAATTTACGCACATTTTCGTAGAAATCTTCTGCTGATTTAGGTCTACCAGTATACTCCGCTACTATGATATCTGAGTACTACTCTATAGACTATACTCTCTTATATATAAAACAAGAACCTAATGATGTAGTGCTTGATTCATCATAGTCATATGAGTCTATACCAGCAATATATAAACCAGCACTAGCATCCTTATTAGGATGTTCCCATATCACTATAGATCCAGTAGGATCATCGCCTATTAACGCTCCAGTAACTTCATCCCTTTTAGTTCTTAATGGATAATGTGTTATATCTCCTGTCTTCTTAATAACCCATTTAAGGCTACCGTCAGGTTGCCATACTAGATCACCTACCTACTTATGACTCTATAATTTTTTATTAGTTCTGAGTAATGATAACTACTCCTGTAATTCCTTCTTAGGAAATATGTTACCATTAAACTCTAGCATAGCTTCTGCTGGAGTAATAGGTCTTTCTGCAACATATCTATCAATAGCTGCATTATTAGTTGCACTAGTTATTACTACTTGTCTCTCTGCTAATATATGTTCTAAAGATTTCTTACGATATGTATTACCATCTTCATCCATATATATACGTTTACCATTCTCATCACGTATATCTAGATTAGTATACTGAGGTACAAAGAAACCACATTTGTTAGTAGTAGCGGATTCATCCCATATGTTATCAAATCCTAAACAGTTGTATCCATCAGGATTATAGAACATATCCTTCATGGTTTCAAATGCAGAATTATGAGTAATAATTCCATTTACAAGATACGTGTGAGTATTGCCAGCGGTTATATTATAGATAGTTTTTACTCCTACATTTTCGACACCCACTATTTTCTCATAGTAGAATCCTCTATCTTTTTGTAAAGATTTTTGATTCTCATAATATTTAGCGGCTTGTTCTAATTTTTCTTGCTTATGTTTGATTAAAAGGGTTATGTTTTTATAGAAATTGATAATACTATCTCGATCGTGAATATCTAAAGAATAATAAACACTATTCTGATTTTTACAGACACTGTTTTTAGACGGTTTTTTATTCACTCTATAAATATAACCTCGTATTCCTAATTTCTATAAAAGATATAGTACTTGCTCTAATAACTCTTTACTACTTTGAGTAAGATTTATTATAGTAGAATATTTATTACGTTTTTTATTATAGGTAGTGGAAACACAACCATCAGTATCATATAGTCCTCCTAAAAGCTCAGTAATACTATTCTTATCACAAGTATTGATGATTTCTGGCAATCGTTTGTTTGCTTTTGTTTGTCCAGATATACCTAATTTGTTTATATCGTATTTTGCTTTACGAACTCTTATTTTTTTTAGAATTTTACCATCTTTAGTAAGAGAACTATCGGTTGTAATACAAGGGTATAGATTCTCAATAAACTGCTGTATTTCAATATCGCAGGACGTTAAATTAACAGAAGAATTATTCAAATAAGAACCGTCTCCAATAAATATGCCTATTGCTCTAGCGTTATCAATGGTATTCTGTCCAAAATATGGTATATTTTTTGCTATTGCTACATAATCACCTATTGCTAATTCCTATGCCTGATGCCAATCAAACTTTAAACAATCGTTATAATCTTTTTCATTGCTACTAAGAATCGGATGATCTATGCTACATTCAATTGTTCTTCCTGAATTAGTAATTAACTTTATACATTCTTTCTTACTAGGTATATTTATAAATTTAATGGGTTCCTCAGTAACTGTCTTATTAGTGACATCATATCCTATTAACTTATCCTCTTTAGTAATATCTTTTATAGACGCCTATTTACCGTTACTTGTATATACTAAGTTATCCTCTGTAATACAACCTTCATCACCACCAGTACCCCATACTATCATAGTACCAAATGCTATACCGTCTACCTCTACAGAAGGCCTAGCAATTTGCCATGCTGCTCCTAATTCAGAGAAAGAACCACCTTCCTCAAACATAATAAGGTTAGCTTTCTTACCACGTACTACATCAGGATTATCTTTCAAAGTAACACCTATAATTTCTGACTTATAACCTAATTCTATGATATTACCATAGTCATCCTTAGTATAGAATCCAGCACGTCTACGCATCTAGGTATTAACTGATCGCTTCTTTCCCCATGCAGTATTCTTATCTATAAAGTCCATATAATCCCAAGCTTTAGTAAGAATACCATCATCTGTCAAATACTATTTATTTGATGCATATATGAAGGTTTTAGAGTGTGGTATTAGATAGAAATTGCGGCATGCCATAGAACCACCTTTGTATGAAAAACCTTTACGTCTAGACTTAAGTAAGCATAAATGTTTACCCTACTCTTGGGCTTCCTATATTGCATTAAAATAGTAATAGTCGTAATCCCAGAAGTCGGGGAAAGTTACTTCATTAACACGTTTTACTTTAGTATTACCTAATTCATCTGTAGTAATATGATTGACTATACGAGATATAGGACAGTAGTTTAAATAAAAATAGTTATACCCACTAATGAAATCCCCATCATCAGCTGTATAACCATCTACACCTCTTTTACTTTCCTCATCCCAGAACTTAAAATATTCTGAAGTACCTTCTGGATATACGCAATAAGAACCAGTAGCTATAAACTATAGTGCTGGCCCTCTAAATTTATTACTATTTACTATCTTCTTATTGAAGTCTACCATTCTTGTTCTTACTATTTAATGAGATTATTTAAAGCTTCTTTTATAGTTTTTCCTGTTTGTTTCTCTAATTCTCCCAACGCCATATTCCACATTTCCAGATTAATTGAATACTCATCAAGTTCGTCCTGCATAAAAAAAGTTATATTCTTACCTCTAAGTTTATCCATATTAGTACGCTTTATATTTAAAAGGGGCGCGTTTCACAACGAACCCCTTTTTCTTACTTTATTAATCTTGAATTTTAGTAGAGGAGATTTCCAGTGGCTGCAACCTAGTTTCTTGAGCTAGGGTTTATACGCCTTATATTTAGTACTCCCCACCTGGGCTAACGTTTACCCCAGACTACCTGTTCGCGATAACTACCTATCCAACAAGTTTCCTTCTGCTATTATAGTTTCAAAGGACTAGTTATGTAACTTTCGATGGCAATTTGCACAAAGTACTATGCATTTATTAATCTCATTAATAACTTTATTTAAATTTTCAATTTTTATTAAATCAGATATATTACCTTTTTTATCTCTTAAATGATGGAAATCTAAACAAGCTATATTAGTTTCACCACAGATAATACATCCTTTAGATTTAATGTTATTAACTATTGATAGTATTTTTTGCCGTTTCAATTTAGATGTTTTTCTATAGTTTGTTTTGTTTCTTTGATAGTAGCTAGAGCACATCTACTTATGGCAATCTCTACATTCACTTTGTAATCCATCTTTTTTGAGTTTATTTTTATTAAACTCACTTGTAGGTTTTTCTAAACCGCACTTTGTACATATTTTTGTTCTCATAAATATAATATTTGTGCGCATCTCTAACCTACGCTGTTGGTCGCCCCGCTCTCGTGCCAACCGGAGACCTTCTGTTTTAGAGACAGATGTGCAGAGTCGCTACACCACAGGGCAATATTAAGAGGGAGAGGAAGGACTCGAACCTTCAAACTCAAGAGCTTTATTAACGACGACTTCAGAGCGCTTCCGTCAATCTACTGCCGTATACCTATTCCGCCACTCTCCCATACACGTGGATATTCTTACCCTCCACGTAAGGGTTCTGATGGTTTAGAACCAAGATTTAATTCTTTGCCATAATGACTTCTTTACAGGTTTGTTCAAATATTCAGAAGCTTCTTCAATCTGTCTAAATACTTCGTCTGTATCCTTAGTCAAATCTATAGTAATTGTAAATTTCTTATTCATAATATTTTCATTTATACATTATAACGTGTTGTTAATATTTAGTTATATTTTAATGTATTATTTCGCCAACTCATACGGATTTACTTTAACATCTCCTTTAACTTTACCTATAGCTAATTCTTCAGCTTTAACCATTGTTTCTAGTGAATCAATACTCTTAAGTACTCCACCAACGGAAGTCATGCCAGCTAACAAGTCCTTAATCTTCTTTTCATCTAAAGTATCGTCTAATGACTCTTTATAGTACTTACTCACACTATCTAACTTTAGACGCATATTGTTTAACATTTGTAGAGCTCTAGTATTAAGTAAGGTTTTATATTCATCTTCACAAATCAATTCTTCTGTAGTCAATTTGTAATTCTCATCATCGAATATTTCCTTTTTCAGTTTAAGTTCCCTACTGTCTTCATCCATACTTTGTACATAAGGACTATCCCATTTATTCATAAGTACAATGTAACTTATTACTTTAGTAGCATGCTCCTTATCAGGTTTATCTGCATCCCACACTCTTCTAAAGCATGGGATGCCTATAGCATCTGGGTGTATTTTTACTTTACCTCCAATAAGATCAAATAGTTTCATTCGTAAGAACTTGTTTATTATCTTCTTTACTCCATCTTATAAGATCGTCTTTAGCAAAGGCATCAGAACAGACTATTGGTTTTAGCGTCCACTTATTACTTATAGAATCATATTTACTTAGTATAAGTACAATATCCCCTAATTTATAGTCTATTACTTCCTCTTCTGTTATTACTTGACCATCCTACTACGCAACATACATAGTTCTACATTCAAAGTTATCAGATACATTTTTAATGCTATTAGTATCTACTTTATATAAAATAGCATTACCGTATTGATCTATCAATAATTTATCCATATTAACAACCACACTGTACAGGTTCACAAGCACAATCACATTCAATATCACAAGAAGTAGATTTCTTTTTTTCTTCTTGCCACTTTTCTAGCAATCTGTTATAGTGATTCTTTACTTCATCATTTTCAATAAAGATGCACTCTGCATCACTTTCTTTATCTATAGGATACAATTTTATTACCATAGTGCCTTTAGTAACACTCCTTCTCTCTTTAGAACCATCTTTCTTTGTATAGATCCACTCTCCATCTTCAGGAATATACCACGTATAGTCTACATAAAAATGATTTAGTAAGCTAACATTTTCTACTTCTTTATCGTAACTAATAACGGTGCCTCTATCTACTGAACAAATATACTTAATCATAATAATCAATCAATTAAATAACCTAAATAATATTCTTTCTATAATCTCGCTATAATTTCCTTAGCACGTCCCATCGGTACATTCGGATTCACATAATCTGGTTTTATTTGATAATTCTGTATTATCTGCTAAAACTTCTCTATCTCCTCCTGTATGCTCTACTTTTTTATATTCTTCATACTTCTTAAATAGCATGTCACACATTGCATTTACCTGATCGGCTCTACTAGGTTCTGCATTACTCTTCCCATTATCTACTATAGTAGTAGTAATACTGTCAATTACATCATTTGTGAAATCTTCATAAGTAATTACGCCTTCATTAATTAATTCATCTACTTTGTTATATAGGCGCTTCATTTCCTTACTAAATAAACCATAGAGTGGTTTATTGTTTTCCACTTCTAATTTCCACATCATTTTACTTTCTTCAATTGTCATATTCTTTGTTTTTTAACTCATTACAGATAGTATTACTTATATTTCCTGCAGCCCATCCTACTAAGTAGGCATACGCTTCATTGCCATCTTTAAAGTCTTGTGTATATAAGCCTAATTGTTCACAAAAGTAATCCGCAACGTGTACTGCCTCATGAGGAATCATGTCTGGAGTAATATCTTCTGCATTAGCAACAGCTATCACTATTACTCCGTATTTATTATCACTCTTACGTATTACTTTACAAGTAACCATTCCACCATCATATTTATCTATTTCTTGTAGTAATTTATTATATTCGCTTCCATCGTTGTTACCATATACATCAAGAAATATAAAATATTTATCTAAATCCTCAATATTAGTACTTACAAATAATAGTCTAGGGTATATCTTAGGACTATAAACATCATACGGTTTCTTTTTCATATCTTTTCTTTAATTTGAATTTACCTAAGTAAGAGAATCTAACTGGTTTGGGATCTAAATCAGATATAACGCTGTTAGTAAATCTAAATGGACTATTACATATTACTTCTATGATAGGGTATGGTATGTTATACTTGTTACTTAATTTAGTATATATACTCACTTGATTCCTCATTTAAATCTATCTTTTTGTAATATTTACATTCTTCTAAAGTAGAAGAGTTATCGAACGTATTAGGTCTTATTATATTAATTATAGTTTTAACATCGTCCCAATTTCTATCTTCTATACAATTATCATAGATGGATTGTAGTTTGTATATTTCCTGTTTATTATACTTACGTATGGGAGTATATGCCACAAAGTTATATCTATCTATTGTAAGTAACTCTATACTAGTAGGAATAATCTCAAACTTATTATATGGTAAGTCTCTCTTCTTTAACTTATTCCACAACTTAGTAAATATGTTATATTCCTTCCAACATAATATAGTGCCAGGTCTTACTATTGTTGTTTTAATCTTCATCTTTATTTACTCTTAATATTATAGTAATTTGTACTCTATCGCCGATTATTTCAGGTATAAGCGCCTTATTTACTACAACTTCATCTTCAATCTTACCCTTAACTAGTATACCTTGATTCTTAAACTTAGTTATGTATCTACTGAGATTGTCAGGAGTAATACCTAATACTTTTCTAATATACTTCCTATTTTCAGTAGATATTACATTCTTACTTATGTTAGGGAGCTTAGGAGTGTTAATATCTATTGCTATGAACGTAGCCAGTAACTCTAGCTCCCTATCAGTAAGATCAAGTATACCATTAAGGCTCTTTAAGAATTCTGTATTTAAATCGGCTTCGCTTACGCTTTTTACCAATTTATTCATTTGTTAACGTATCCTTAATTTTATTTAAAACCTTATTTAAGTTATAATATACTGTCTCAGCTTCTAACTTAACACAAGGCTGTATTTCGCCTTTATTTGCTTTTTCATTAGTCTCTTTTAAGTTACTTTCGTATTTCTTAAGTAAGTCATCAATGAGCTCTAAAGTAGCATCTACATTATACTTACTTTCATCATCAACACTTAAAAGGTAACCTTCTTCACATAAGTAATCCGCAGTATCATAATCTAAAGACATCATTCTAGTATAATTATCTTCACTAACGTTAAATGACACTAAACCTGTTTCATCTTCTGCTAATACATCACCTTTCTTAGCAGAACCAAATTCCTTAATTACTTTGTAGCTCATAATATTTATTTTAAATGTTTATGTATCTATAAACGGTAGATTAAATAAATGTTAAAATCTGTTAACATTTATTAACATTTATTATCTATATAATAAAAAACCCTGACTAACGCCAGGGTTCATTCTAACAATGAGTTATAATTTTTAAATCATGTTTGATACAGCAATTATATCATATGGTTTGACTAATTGACTATCCTTAAACAAATCAAAGTCCTTAGCAAACTTTTTATTATAAACAATAGTATCTCCTACTCTATATTCACATTCTGTTAAGCATGTGGGAATCTTCAATACTACACCTGTTGAATATTCAGATTCTACTTCCTTAGTTTCAGTTTGTGTATCATATTTATTGAAACCATCTTCATCAACTTCACCCGTAGGAATCTGTTCTGTTATCTCTTTAGTAACCATGACTGGTTCCAAAGGCTTAACTAACACATCCTTCAACATTGTATACTTAATTCCATTTACTACTGTTTCTAGTACTTTATCTTCCATAATATTCTATATTTTAATACTTAAATAACGTATTATTTCTTATTTTGTTTCTCTAATATTAATATATTTCCGCCATTAGAACAACAATAACGTCTAGCTAAAGTAGGGCAATTCTTATTTAAGAAATAGCATCCATCACAGCTGCCTATAGAATTAGATTCTATTATAAATTGTTTGTTGTCAATTGTTACTGGTATTCTATTCTTTACTATCTTCGCTAATTCCTAATCATTCAATGTCATAGTCTTTTCCTTTTCCGTGTTTATCTAAGTAAAGCATAGCTATTGCATTCCAAGCTACAGCAGCTAAGTGGTTTACTTTAGTTTCATCATCAACTTTATTACCCTTTTCATATTCAAGTAAGTGTCTTAACATAGCGGCTTTATATCGTTGGTAGCCATTCTCTAAGTTCTGCCAATTATTATCGCCATATTTAATAGAACCAGCAGTATAGAGCTTCACTATATCTTCAATCTCTTCTAAAGGTAGTAAATCCCAACGTAGCTTACCGTCTTGGTAATCATTCTTCTTTCCTTCTTTCATTGCTTATCTCTTTTAAGTATAAATCCTTGAGTACACAATGACGTAATCCTAGAAGGGCAATAACAATTATATAAATCACATCCTTGACACATACCTTTTACTTCATTCTCTACTAGAGTATAAGGTTTATTACCAAAATATACTTTCTTACCTAAGTAAGCTACTTCTCTAACTTGTTTCTGTTTCATAGTAATTATATTTGTAATTATCTAAAGTAGGAGTAATTAATATTATATCACTTTACTTAACTAGACACTGTTATTACTTTACCCCTCTTACTCCCCATATAACGTCTAATATACTGTCTTAGTTACTATTTCTTTAACATTTATTAACATTATTTATAGTTATTTAACGCTATTAAGTTCAATGTTTTTAACATTCATTAACGATTTTAACTCATCAGCTAACTTCTTAGCATCTGGGTGAGCTGCACCACTGCAACGTAATTCAAAGAAATGTTCCCAATCTGATTCAAATCCTGTCATAACTAAAGGAGAACATACAGCAAATGGTAGTACTTGTCTAGCTTGTTGTGGTTTCCAGCCCTTATTTATTAATAGATTATACTGTGTTTCAGCATTATTTAAGCACCATAAAAAGTTATCAGTTATACTATTATCAGAAGGTAATTGTATCTTCATCTTATCTATGTCGCACCAATCGCCATCCCAGTAAGTATAATTACCAGTAGGTATATCTAACCAAGTAGGCTTAATAAAAGTAATTTCATTATTAAATTTATCTTTACTATAGTTGCAATAACGAGTGCTCTCCCTAGCAAAACTAAATACACGATGTCTTAAAAAGCTTTCACCGGTTACTCTATCTAATATCCATTTTACTGTAATACGCTTTTCGTGATGTTCTGTAGGCTCTACTTGATAGCACAATAATTCTTTCAAGTTATTTTCTACTAATACTCTAAGATTGGTAGTAATATACGCTTTGTAACTGATCGTATAATTACCCTCTGTTAATACTTCGTAAGGTATTATATTTACCTTAGTATATGGATTACTTTGTATCTTTCTGAGATTCGGATCCTCTCCATCTATAGTAAGATAAATAGTACCATGCTCTAACATAGCCCCATGACCAAGCTTAATCATACGGTCTACAAACTCTTTAGCGCTATCTTCTGTTATCTTATCTTCACTCTTATAGCAAGTTCTACCTGCTAACTCTATCGTCTTATAAGGGTCTTTTTCCTCAATAATCTGTACACTGGATTCTATTAATTTCATATTATATAGTTATTTGTTATATATTATATAACGCAAATATTAAAAATAATTACAGATATTTAACATAAATTAAACATATTTTAAAAATAAAATATAAAAATATTTTATAAAAATTTTTTGAGAGAGGTGGTGCGTGTGTGGAGTAGCAAAAGTTCACTCCCCTCTATTAAGTATCGGCAGGG